TCGGCACATTCTTTGACTTACGTTTCTTACGCGAATCCTTTGACACATTCGCCGCACAAGTTAGGCAAATACATTGCGATCCTGCCTGAGTCCGACGAAATGGGCTAAATAGGCCGCGAAACTTGTCCTTCTCGCATTTCGCACAGTGGAGAGTGTTCATGGGTTCCCTACCGCCTGAACGCGGGTGCTCCGCCAGGTCGCTTTTTGTCTATCTCGCCCAGCACTTCCCAAATCTCGGGTTCAGTTAGCTTTCGTCCAAGTCCAATACTCTTGGCTGAAACCATCTTCCAGAGAGCCTTAAAGTCGCCTCCGCCGTAGCCCTTGCCGTAGTGCTCGAAACTGATTCTGGTCGTCCCGTCCCTGCCGATTTCGAAGGCGGCAACTAAGTCGAGAATATCTTTTGGCTTGGGAAAGAATCGGCCATTCTTTTGCCAATTAGAGAAGGCGTACTCAACGGCCCGGTCCGGCACGTCTTCTAGAAACTTTCCCCAAATTTGCCACTCTCCCGGTTCCAGCGTCCGAGCGAATAGCAAGCTAGTTTTGTTTAGTTCGTCTTTCCATTTCTCTAAGTGCATTGGTATTTTTCTCCGCTAAAGTCTCTTCTTTACCACTCTCTGCCCACTCCGAGGCAGGCTTGCGCCACATCCCAGAGCCAAAGAAGTTCTCTGGGCTACGCTTAAACTTGAGCTTCATTGGGTCGTAAGTTCCCCACGCGACGACCAGCGTATTAGCAATAAGCTTTGGCTCGATTCCCACTACGTCTATCTCCCTTTTGATTACCTCGTAGAGAACGGAGCGAATTTTGTTTCCAGCTAGACCTGTTTCACACATTACGTATGAGACCGTTGCATCAAGAGAAAAAGATTCTTCAGTAACCTTTGTTTCTTTAGAAACAAGACCTAAGTCAGAGTCATTGTCATAGTCAGAGCGTCGCATTGCTATTTCTGTATTATTCGCAATGCGATTTGCACTGCGAACAGTAGAAGTCTTTTCTTTGTAACGCTCGTTAGCATTGTCGGAATTAACCTTAGAGCGTCTTTTTTCCTTCTCCATCCGAGGGCTGACATAAAAACCATCCTGCAAAGCGAACAGCGATTTGCATTGCGATTCGTATTGCAAAACGTATTCAAGCGATCGGCGCGTCTTCCTGGCCAACTCTTTCGGATCGGCTGGACATCTACCTTCGATATGGCAAATGCACCACATTCTGAAAACCAACCCTTCAGCTTCTGGGGGAAGAGCGTCTAACTTTGAATCCAATAGAGCGTCAGCGGCATAGACCTTAAACCACGGTCGGTCCACTTACCGGACCCCCTCAGCCTCAGCCCGCTCCCTTTTCTTTGCTGCGTCGGCGCGTAAGCATTTCTTGCAGCGAACCTTATTCTCGAATCCTTTGCCGCGCTTCTTTCCGCAGGATCGGCAACGACCTTCTGCTATCCAGCGCTCCTGGCACAGCGTTTGCCGCGATTTCTCGCGCTCTACAGTGTTGTTCTGAGTCATCCGAGTGCAACAGTAACCCTACTATCGTAATCTGTCAACCGAGAATTTCGCCCCGTACAGCAAAATACGTATTGATTTCTGTGGATAACTCGCCAATAGGCTTATTTTCATCGGTTTACAGGGTATAAAAATATCGGTTGACAATAGCGCTGCTGTAGGTCTACTATTCATTTCGTCACACGCTGGGAGGCTGCGATGCAATCCAATTCTTATTCAGGAACCATGATCCGGGATTTGGGTTCCATGGTAGAGAAATCCCTCACCAAACACTCCAATGAGACGCTTTGCGAGAACTGCTATCAGCCACATGCTCAACATTCTGAGTTTGGCAGCTGGTGTCCTGAGTCTTGGCCGGAGCCGATGGGCCAACGAAAGTTCTCGCCATTGTTTTGCGATTTTGTCGATCCGCGAAGCCGGGAAGGATCAGGGGATCATTGCCATTCGGCGGGAGTAGTCATTGTGGGCGAATCTGTTCGATGTCTGCGGCATAGCGAGGTGCGGCAATGACTTACACCCTTAACTTTATCGGCAAGTTTGGTCTGTGGGAGTTGCAGGTTAACCGTTTCCGGGCACGCTTCTACCGGACTCGCGATGAGGCTATGAAGTGCGTAACGCGCTATCGGCGAATGCTGCAGTCCGAATGTGACCGAGAAGAGCGTCGAGCCGACCGAGAACAAGAGAGTTTCGCGCAAATGCGATGGGATTCGTATTACGACAATTAGAGGCGGTGTCCCAATGATGAGCAAACCTCCGAAAGCTCTTGAGCAGATCGCCGATGTAGTTCTGAATTATCGCCCGAAGTCGAAACAGCCAAAGCCACGGAAGAGAAAGAAGGCAAAGCGTGAACGTCCACGAGGTTAGGAAGCTTCGCGTGTGTCTCCTGTGTTCTAAGGTTGGAATCTACAAACCTTCCGATCCTACTACCGCGATCCCACTGCTCATCTGTGTGCATGGGGATGCCGTACCGAAGCGAGACCGCCGCTACGTTCACCCGCGCTGCTACGTTCGTGAAATGGGCATCAAGAAGCTGGTGACTTTGCCCGTGACTGAATTGGAAGCGATCAGAATAGGCGACGTTTCCAAGCAAACAATGAAGGCCATCCTGACTGACATGCACAGAGTAAACAGGGTCGCAGTAACGGTTTGTGCAGAATGCATCCACGGAATCCACCATCACTGCATTGGACAGGGTTGCCTTTGCCCGTGCCAACTTCCTGATGATTGGCAGGAGCGTGAGTGCATTCACGGCCACGTTCGGTCGCTATGCGAACAGTGCGAACAAGAGGAGCAATGAGCAATGACCGAAGTCAACACAGCTTACGTTTACCCGCCAGTAGATTCCGATGGCCGAGTTTGGATTGCTTACGGAGAGAACGTCTTAATCATCGGCTGGGGCACGACAGAGCAGGAAGCAATTCAGGACTATTTGCGGCAGGTGAAGAAGGAGGCTGCGTGAAGAAAGAGGTCGAGGTTAAATCACAGCAGGAACTGAACGATGTGTGCACCAAGGGAGATATCGCGGTTGTCCGCGAAGGCGCCTACGAAGTCTACGATTCCTCGCAAGTCAGGGCCTGCGATTACTCGCAAGTCACGGCCTACGGTTCCTCGCAAGTCACGGCCTACGGTTCCTCGCAAGTCACGGCCTGCGATTCCTCGCAAGTCAGGGCCTACGATTCCTCGCAAGTCAGGGCCTACGATTCCTCGCAAGTCACGGCCTGCGATTCCTCGCAAGTCAGGGCCTACGATTACTCGCAAGTCACGGCCTGCGATTCCTCGCAAGTCAGGGCCTGCGATTACTCGCAAGTCAGGGCCTACGGTTCCTCGCAAGTCACGGCCTACGGTTCCTCGCAAGTCAGGGCCTGCGATTCCTCGCAAGTCACGGCCTCAAAGCAAGTAGCTGTGACAATCATGGGCAATCCGAAGGTTACTGGCGGCGTCCAGATCAAGTACAAGGGGCCGACAACCGCCAAACAATGGCTCGATAATTACGGTGTCAAGTCCGTTAAAGGTGTCGTCACTCTTTACAAGATCGTCCGCGATGATTTCAAGAGCCAACACGGAACGTCTTACGCACCTGGTACAACAGCTAAAGCTGACGATTGGGATAACGGCGTAGCGGAATGCGGCGGCGGCTTGCACTTCTGCCCTGACCCAGCCCTGTGCGTGCAGTTCGATTCGATGGGAACCAAGTTCGTAGCCTGCCCCGTCAAGGTTTCAGAAATCGTCGTCCATAAGAACCCACAGTATCCAACCAAAATCAAAGCGCCGAGAGTCTGTGCCCCCACTTGGGAAGTAGATATTTTCGGCAAGCCCGTCAAGGCGAAGGAGGCAGCGTGAGCTACGTGTGGGATCGATCGCCAATCATGTCAAACGAAGAACTGGAGGAACTCTTTATGAAGCCAGCGATTCAGGAACGAACTTTGCAACCGCGCCGGGAGATGAACTACTCGGCATTTCTCGCCATTCTCGGATACGTCGCAGCATGGATCGGCGGCGGCTACTGCTTTTGGTGGATGGCTTTGAACGGCCATTTTTACGTGAACCGGGTAGTGAATGCGATTTACGGGGTGCTGGGACTGTGAACTACTGCCGCGCTTGCCACCATATTTACGGCGAAACGGAATTTGGCGGTGGCCTACTTGTGTTCGAGGATTGCCCATTTTGCGGTTCTAGCAATACGGGAACAGCCAATGGACTACAACTCCGAACTACTAGGCGTGTTTCTCTTCCGCAGAATCCGCAGCGTGACGCGGTGGAGCAGTCTCGGTACAGCATCGGATGTCGATTGATGAAAGGATTCTCGATTATGAGCGGCGGTGATGTGTGAACTCTTTCGTCACAGTTCGAGTAGCGTGCGCCGGATGCGGAATCGTCAAAGGCGAAGCCAACCACTGGTTCTGCTTGGTGGTTCAACCCGAAGATGAGATGGCTTGGACCCGTTACGGAGTGCCGATCCTGTACGCGATTACTTCGTTGAATCCAGATGTGCCGCCGCGACGAGCGAACGAGTTTCCAGTGTGCGGCGAGAGTTGTCTTAACAAATTGCAGAGTCAACTGCTGTCAGGAAAGAAGTTGGTATGAGAATACGCGGCAGAGTAGACGCCAATCACAGCCAAATAGTCCGCGATCTGCGGAAGATGGGCGCGACAGTTTTTAGCATGGCGGACCTTGGTTCTGGAAAACCCGACATCGCTGTAGGTTGGCGCAACCATAACTACTTTTTCGAGATTAAGGACGGAAATCAATCGCCAAGTAAACGCCGCCTAACCAACGACGAAAAGGACTTTCACGATAACTGGCAGGGCCAAGTAGACGTAGTGGAGACAACCGAAGAGGCTTTAAAGATTCTTTGCAAGTGACTTTTTCGGCCTAGGGAGGGGCCGACAACATGGAGCAAGAACTGGTTTTGACACCACCACCGATATTGGCGAATAGGGAGCCTGATTCGCTATTGGACATCATTGAACGGGCGGTTATGTCGCCTGAGTTTGATGTTGCCAAACTTCAATCACTGTTGGAACTGAAAGAGCGGCACGACCGTAACGAAGCTCGAAAAGCCTTCGTGCAGGCGATGAGTGCATTCAAGGCGCACGCCATCAAGATTGTCCGAGACAAGACGAATAAGCAGTATGACTCGAAGTACGTTTCTCTCGGGAAATTGGTTGCCACGGTCACGCCCTATCTCAGCCAGCATGGATTGAGCATTCGATGGGATCAGGATCAGTCCAACGGCATCAAGGTTTCGTGCATTGTGACTCACATTGCCGGACACTTTGAAACCGTTTCCATGACAGTGCCGCCAGATACCTCCGGGGCGAAGAATCCTATCCAGCAGATCAAGTCTGCCATCACCTACGCGAAGGCTTGCACGTTCGAGTCAATCTGCGGACTGGCTTCGACAGATGGCAATGTGGATGACGATGGCAACGGGGCGGGAGCTACAAATGCCGATCTAACTGAGGCAATTGAATGGATTGAGAACTCGCGCAATGTCGAGGAATTGAAGGCCATGTACACCCAAGCCATCAAGAAATTCGACAGCAACAAAAATGCCAAAGCGCAAATCATCGCGGCGAAGGATAAGCGCAAATCGGAGCTGTAAATGATAGGTGCGAATTGGCGATTGGAAAGAGCTATTAGCCATCCAGTCAGGAAGGCGGAACTCTAATGCCTGTCATAGAAGTGGAACAAGGCTCGGCAGACTGGCTAAAAATGCGTGTGGGCATGTGTACGGGCTCACGCATCATCGACGTAGTTACCAAGCTCAAAAAGGGCGGCTATTGTGCGGCACGCCAAGACTATCTCATGGAATTAGTAGTCGAGCGCCTGACTGGGCTGAACGCCGACAACTACGTTTCCCCGGCAATGCAGTGGGGCATCGACAACGAACAATTCGCCGTAGCTGCCTATGAGATTGAGCGCGACGTAATGCTGGAACCTGGCGGATTCGCCATGCACCCCGAGATTAAATGGTTCGGTGCGTCCCCAGATCGGCGAATCGGAGAAAACGGCCTCTTGGAAGTGAAATGCCCCACTTCCAGAACCCACCTTCGCTACCTGATAGAGAACGTCGTACCAATTGAATACCAGCCACAGATGCTAGCAGAAATGGCCTGCAGCGAACGGGAGTATGTGGACTTCGTTTCCTTCGATCCGCGATTCCCTCCCGGCCTCCAGTTATTCGTGAAGCGATTCGAGCGCAACGATGAACTCATTGCCATCATGGAAACCGAAATCCGCCAATTCCTGACCGAAGTCGAGGCCATGGAAAAACAAGTTCGAGAGTTTGAAAGGAGCAACCCATGGGGGATTCGCCAATTAGCATGAAAAAACCGTTCAAGGTGCGCCTCGAAGTGACGTGGAAGGATTACAACTATCTCTATCAATCTCTCTGGAATTCAATTCTTCAGGATCGGGAAACCATAGAAAAGTACGGGCGCAATCACGGGAATATCGCCGATCTCCACGATTACAGCGTGCGTGTTCTCAAGAAACTCGAAAGGCAGTTCGAATCATCGCGGCGCGAATATTTGGGGCCGAAGCAATATCTGGCCAACAAACGCGCCATCGCTAAATTTATAAAGAATGCGTTCAAGAGCAAGTGAGAGCGGCTTGGAATCTTTTGTTGAGGAAGTTGCAGGGGAACGGAAGAAAGACGAGTGGTTAACGAGACCACTGGTCACCGTTCTAAAGGACTTATGAAAACAGTTGACACATACACGGCTACCATCTACGTCGGTTGTCGGGAGTCGTACACCAGCGAAATTCGATCTATTGACATGGCGTACAACCTGTTACAGACCTACGCCAACGATGGTGGTTTGTGCGTCACCGTGACCGCCACGCGGTTCATTTACAAGAACGGAAGTGAACCGGGCATCGCTGTTGGTCTCATCAACTACCCGCGCTTCCCAGAAGAGATTGCAAGCATACGTCATAAAGCTTTGGCACTGGCAGAACGTTTGATGACCGAATACCGCCAGATGAAAGTGTCTGTGGTTTTCCCCAACGAAACCGTAATGCTGGAAAAGGAAACCGATGGACGCTAACGGGCGCGTAATTGTCTGGTTCTCGTGCGGTGCGGCGTCAGCTTGCGCGGCGAAACTGGCGGTTGAAAAGTACCCGGACGCACACGTGGTGTACTGCGACACGTCCGCATCCGAACATCCAGACAACCTGCGGTTTGTGACTGACGTGGAAAAGTGGATAGGTAAGAGCGTCGGGTTTATTGCGTCCAAGAAATACGCCGACATTGACGAAGTATTCGAGAAGACTAGATATATGTCCGGCGTCCATGGAGCGCCATGCACCCGCGAGATGAAGAAGGTGCCGCGTTGCGACTACCAACAGCCGAACGATCTTCATATTTTCGGGCTGACATTCGACGAAGTGGGACGCATAGCACGATTTGAAGAGCAGAACCCGGACCTGGAATTTGAGTGGATTTTGCGCGACTGGCAGCTAACCAAGGACCATTGCTATCAGATGATTAGGGATGCAGGCATTGAACTCCCGGTGATGTACACGCTCGGATTCAAGAACAATAACTGCATCGGATGCGTGAAGTCTACGTCCCCGACATATTGGGACAGAGTGCGAACTTACTTCCCAGCGATTTTTGAGAAACGCTGCAAGCAGAGCAGAAAGATCGGCTGTCGCCTAGTTGAGTATCACGGCAAGCGGATATTCTTGGACGAACTGCCTCTGGTTATAACTGATCGGCGCAAGGAACGGAACATTGAATGCGGCGTGATTTGTGTAACCGAGTCACAAACCGAAGCAATCTGACCAGCGGTTCACGACACCACTTGTCAAAAGGAGGAATATGAGCGTAGTTAGTTGGATTCCGACATGGCCCTAATAAGACGCAAATCTGGCGAATCAGGAAATACCCTAGCCCCCAACTAGGGTGAAATTCTGAGCCTCCTACCAAGATTCCTGTAGATTTCTCTTGCAATTTCACCGACAGTAGGTCTACTATCGCTTTGTAGATCACCTCATCAAGTCTCTGTTTCCCGACAGAGCACTAAAAGTAGTCTGGCCACAGGGCGGCGAGTAGTCCCGAAGCCCGAATGATCGTAGACGGCCTAGTACGCTCCCAAAATGAAAATCGGCCTTCTGGAATTTCCTCAAGACCCTTCAGAGCAGCCTAAGCACTTCATCACTGGGGCAAAAGCTCGTCGCCTCGTGGAAGAATTGCGTGTGGCTGTTCGTGTTTCGCCGACCAAGATAAAACTTATCGTCGCGCACGGTTGGAACGTCGTCAAGGGATGGCTCCAGCAGACGCAGGCACAGCGCCAGAGAGCCGAACAGCAAGTTCTTGAGGCTCAGGACCGCATGAATCAGCATAGGGCTAGGATAGCCTTCCCTGATGGCGCAGAGTATGGATTTGCGCCGTGGCCGGCCAAGGACCAACGGAGTCAATTCGCATGAGCGAGAAATTCCCGCTATTTGAGACATTGGCTGCCTGCGGATTCATTATGAGCGTAGTGAATTTGGCGCTACTGATTTATTTAGCTTGGTTCTCTTATTGAGGAGTCTAATGAACAAACTTAAAGCCTTCTGGAACAGTTTGCCGCACGCCGCTCAAGCGGTCATCGTGCTTTTTGCGGCGACCGCTGCGGGCTCTGTGGCGAATGCAATTAATCAGCCGGGAGCCTGCACGAGTCTAAGCTGTATCGGCCATTACTTCAAAGCAGGACTCTCGACAGGAATTGCGGCAGTGGCAGGGCTGTATATGAAGTCAAGTTTGTATTCGAGATAAAGTTTGCGCCTCGGCATTACTGAGGCCACGAGGGGATAGCGGTAATTCGCGGGCGGATCACAATCTGGCCAAATTAAATCCCCTCATAATTCCATAAAAAATCCGCCAGCTATGCGCATCACTTCAACATCGAAGGAGAGGCGTGGCGGATCTGTCAACAAAGATTATAGCATGTCAGACCCCATTACTCCCCTAACTCCGCAAGAAGCCCAAATTCAGGAAGCTCAAGCTGCGAAAGAAGGCTGGCTGCACAGAAGCTTAGTTGCAGTAGACATTATGGCGAACGTTATAGTTCTCAGAGGCCAGCCAGACGAGACGATTTCCAGTCATGCGGCCAGAGCGGCAGAACAGGGCAAAACTTGGGGGAGGGCTATGAGCCGATTTCTCGATTGGTTCCAAGCAGATCATGGGCCGAAAGCACAAGCCGGGGATGTTGAGCGAGCAGAAAATATTCTTCAGATTGAGCAAAGCTCGACATGGGTAGACAAGCAGTGATTCGAAGATACGGTCGCAAAATCCCCGCACCACTTCCCGCCCATCGGATGCTTTCGCGGACAAGTCCTAGTCTGCCTCCAGTTGTCGATCTTCGCCCATGGTGCGGGCCGATCAAAGACCAAGGCGAACTTGGATCGTGTACGGGCCATGCCTTTTCGTCTGCGATGGAGTGGATATTCCGCAAATATTTCGCCAAGCAACCTGTCCTCAGTCCGCTGTATCTTTACGCCAAAGAACTTATTGCAGATGGAAACTTCCCAAACGATGACGGCTCAGAAGGTGTGACAGGATCGAATGTCTCGATTGCAAACGGTTGCTGCGAAGATTCGCTTTATCCGGATTCATCTCAGAAGATTCAGCAACCTACGGCGGCAATGGATGCGAACGCGGCCGAGTATCGCATGGGAGCGTATCACGGCCTAGTAGGGTCACAGACTGCACTCTCGGTAATTGCCGACCCGACGCCCTGGCCAGTAGAGATTGGTTTTACCGTAGACGATAACTTCGAGAGCGAAGAAGTAGCGCTAACTGGCGTCTATGTTCCCAGCGGGAAATCTGCCAACGAAGGGCACGAAGTTCTGATTCTAGGTTGCGACGTTGGACCGACTCCTACCTTACGTCCTGCGACCTGCCCACCTGCTGTATTGGTGCAAAATAGTTGGGCCGCGACCTGGGGACTAAAAGGCTTCTTCTGGATGGCGCTCAGTGTTCTGGATGATCCGCAGACCGATCTTAAGATCATTCATTCCGGCCATCCTTGGGTTACAGTGTGACGACGTTTTTGCTCGTGCTCACATTGTTCAATACCGGAGTAGATACAGGGCAAAACGTACATGCTGTCGTCCACGTCCTGAAAGCAGTACATCATCATACGACTTTACCTTTGTACCACCATGTACTGAAACCAGTAGGCAAGGCGGTTAGTGAGTAAGTGGATACGTCATGGATCGCTCAAGTCGAGCATCATGTCAGTTTCGCCTTTATTTGTGCGGTCTGCACGGTTTTCCTGAAGAATCATAGATTGATCATCAAGGCAAAAGAGCGGCTGAATTCGTTGTGGTACGACCGTTGCGGCCTGAGGGAAGATCCTTACCAACCTGTTGAGAATGGAACTGATCCGATAGTTCCGCCGAAACCACACTGGTATCACGGGGATTGAGTGATAAACCTTCTTGTCAGAAGGGAGGTTTATTCGCCAAATAGCACGATTGGCGAGTTGTTTCTGAATGGCGGATTCTTCTCCTACTGCATGGAGCCGCGCAAAGATCAGTCCGAAGGCAAGCCCTACTGCATTCCGAATGGCATTTATACAGTCCTACTCCAGATGTCAAAGAATTTTCGGACGGTCACACCCCACCTTCAAGATGTACCTGGGTTCGAAGCGATTGAAATTCATTGGGGAAACTATCCAAATGACACGGAAGGCTGCTTGATGGTGGGCGCGCAAAAAGGAACAGACTTTATTGGAGTGAGTCGCGCAACCTTTGACAACTTGATGCGGCAAATCTCAGATGTAGCTTTGGGGGAGCCTACGGTCCCCTCCGATCCTGAAGGAATTATGATCGCGTACGTCGGGTAAGAAAGCCTAGATGAAGCGACTCGCAGTTATATCGGACCTTCAATGCGGTTCTATCTTCGGGATGCTTCCGCCGAACTTCGTTACTTCGGAGGGGATTCCCAAACTTCAAAATGCTGGACAAAAATATCTCTGGGAGTGCTGGATTGACTTCAATGATCGACTGAGAGAGTTCAAGCCCGACGCCATCATTATGAATGGCGATGCGAATGACGGGAACCAGAGAAAACAGGAAGGCTCAGAGCTAAGTCTCAATTTACTCGCCGATCAGATCAGGGCGGCAGTCGAATGCCTGATGATCCCCAAGAAGCGAGCACCGAATGCGAAATGGTATTTCACGCGCGGCACGGCTTACCACGTCGGCCAAGCTGGACAGTATGAAGAAGAGATCGCAAAGCAACTTGGTGCAGAGAAATACTCAAGCGTTGGAACTGGCGTATATGTTCGGGAAGTGCTCTGGTTGGATGTCGAAGGCGTTACCATTGAGGCCGCGCACCACATTGGTGTATCTCAGGGCTTCTATCGTTTAACTCAACTCGATAAAGAAATGCAATGGTCTGCGATGGCGGCGAAAGATAGGACAAAGGGAATTCCCAAGGCCGATCTGCTGATTCGCTCGCACGTCCACAACTTCCAGCACGCGGAACATGCCTCAAAACAGGGGCTTGTTACCCCGTGCTGGCAGTTGCAAACCTCGTTCATGAGAAAGAACAGCACCTACAGAATGCTGCCTGATGTCGGTGGAGTATTCATTGAGATTGATGGCAAAGCCAAGGAGCAAGGAAAGCCGCCATGCCGAATCCTAAAGGAGCTTTACCCTCTTCCAGCCGTAAAGGTAACGTCGCTGTAAAGCCTGTGCCGCCGCCTGACTTGTGGGAACAGATTGAATCTGACATGGCTGCACTGGCTGCTCCGGCGCCGCTTCCAGAGGGAGCTTTTAGAGTTAAAGAACTCATGGAGCGGTTTGGCTTAACAATTAATCAAGCCAACCGCAAACTCCAGGTGTTGCAAAGTGCTGGCAAGATGAAGCGGTTCGGCCACGGGAAGACCTCTTACTATATGCGCGTCACGCCGGAATGAGTAACCCATGCGGGAAATCTGGAAAGCCGTTTTAGGCGATCTCGCAAGTGATGAAATTACTGCTAGAGAGTTCTGGAATGAATCATGTCTAAGGATGAAGGGCCGCGCTGGACGGCATTGTTGGCGAAAGATTGCGACGTGGTTCTTACAGGTCGCTCGGGCAATTGGACTGTGATTAAATGCGTTTCCAATGAAGATGCCCAACACAGAGTCTCAGAACTGAATGCTTGGGCGAAACACGTCCATGATACCGAGGAAGTGAAAGCCTTGTGCCAGTCGTGATTCCGATTTCCATACGCCTATTCCATGATTTCACAGGTTGGCGGTTTATTGCCCGATTCGCGGATCAGCGTGGATGGACTTGCTACTTTCAGGAAAGAATCGAGTTCTAGCGTTATTCCGGATTCTGGAATATGGAACGTCTAGCCTACAGCCAAGCAACCGAAGCAGGCGGTTATCTTCCGCAGCCACGAAGATTCCTCGATCAGAAGGTTAGCGTGCCGGCGAAGATGAGAACGATTTTGCCAAGCGGCGCAACTTATACGATTTACGAGCCTTGCGGAGCATGGGGAGCAGAGGATTTGTTTGGGCAAGCGATTCGCCAGAGAGATCGGCAGAGATGTCACAGGGCGGCATTGTGAATTGGGGACTTCAGTTTGTTTGTTACCTAATGGGCCACAAGTGGGTGGATGTCGTGCCCACTGGAGAAGAGGGAGAGACCGTTACGGGCATGTGTTATCGCTGCAACGAACTTCGACAATATACCCTGAGCTGCAATGCTGGACCGACGCGGAATCCCGATGGCTCGTGGCCGTACTGATACTTGGCTGGTTGTTTGGAAACTCGATAACTCCCAAGCCATGCCCTACAAGTTTAAGACTCAGGCCGACGCCGCAGACGTATTACGACGGAATTTGAAGATGGGCTATGAGTTCCCGAGATTTATGAAAGTTGCCAAGCGTGATAATTGAGACTGAGCGCGAAGTCGATGGCCGCTGGATCGCGGATGTAATGGATATGCCCGGAGTCATGGCATACGGGCAGACCAAAGAAGAGGCCACAGGTGATTACTGAGTATGTGCGAGATGTGAACTTTTTGGAGCTGCCTTAGTGCGCTTGCGACCTTTGGGCCAGCCGCCCAGCTTGGCATTTTCGCGACTAGACGCAGTTTTGGCCTCAGACTTTATGGAGCCTAAGGCCTTAGCTGCTAGTTCAGGGGAGATTTCGTGACCGCATTTAGGACATTTCATAAATTAAACCTCTCCCCGATTTCGCATTTCCATATGCTTGGCAATCTCTTTCGGGCCTGCAGCCAAAAGGATCGGATTCTCTGGATGCTCGGCGATTTCTTTCGGGCCTGCGGACCGCGACAGTATGCCACCAGCTTTGGTAACAGCCGAGTATAACCGAATGCGAAGTTCAGAACTTCCGAGATCACAACCGGAATTGGCGATTTGGTTAGCGACCATAAGTAACTTGGGTGCCGTATCGTGCATCTCGCACATCTTCATGACGTTCCAAGTTGTTTTACCGATCTTCTGTTGGACAACGGCGCAACCGCAAGCCATTGTGTGATTCATAGCCATAAAGCCTCCAAGTGGACGTGGGATGCAAATCGTACAGAGCAACCGTGCAAACACTGTAACTACAAGACATTCGGCCTAATTGACAATGATCCAGTCTGCAAAATCTGTTGGGAAGGGGCGGAATACCAGCTTAGACCGCAACGCGATAGCCATTGCAAAAGTCGCAAGCCTCGCGTCCCGGCAAGCTGGAGCAATAGCAATTCACGGCCCCGCTGTTGCGCCGAGTCGGAAGGGTTGGATTCTCTGGCAGTGTCAGATCGTACCAGCAAGTGCTCGTAACATGCACACAATAAGCGGTATCGCTGCCTTTGTAAAGCTTGGCAGAGCTGAACTGAAAGAGTTCTTTCTTGGCATAGGCCTTGTCGCACTCGCGCCCTTGGTAGGAGTTCGAGTCGGAGTAAACAACGCATTTCGTGGCCTGATTGAAAATCTCTTCGATGGCGGCCTTGCGATTCTTGCTGATTGTCTTTGTCATAACGCCTCCTGATGTAATGAATATAGCAAACGTTAGGTATCCTGTCAAGAGAAATCGGCGTGCATTACGAAAATAAATACATCGCCTCAGCGGCCTGCGTTTTCTGTAGCGGAATCATTCGCTGTGAAGAATGGTGTATTCGCCGCTCGACCAAAGTCTACGAAGCTTACGAAATCGTGGCCAATCCCAGTGCATTGCTGAAGCAAGACGAGATCCGTTTACATGCTCTAGGAGTTCGTTGGAGTCCATTGTGTCAGTGCTCATAGGAGTCTGCTGGGGCATAGGGCTAACGGTTTTAATCGGCGGCGTGATCTATCAAGTAGGTTACGAGCGCGGCAAACGCCAATTGCCGGTGGATGAGTTGGAGAAGATGTGGTTCCAGCAATAGCTCTACTTCTGCTGACAATTCACGCGCCAAAAGTCCCTTACATTCTGGAATACTCTTGTGACTCAGGATGGGGCGACCTAAAGGAAGATGTTTGCCAAGAAACTGAGAATCGCCAAGATTGCGCTCAGGTTATCTTCGACGGCTATTCGGCAGTGTGTATCGACGGAAAAGCAATTTACGAAACCGCCCAGAGATCGTTCCGCACGCGCCAACAGGCAATTGATTGGATCGACAGCAATTTCATGTACTGGCCAGTCAAATTGATGCACGGCCAAACAGAACTCACCTGCCAAGTTAAGTATCTGGATTCAGACAGCTTAGATATTTGGCGCGCCCACCAGAAAGAAGTGGACTGCGATACTCGGGAGAATTTAGAGAAGCGGAATGGGAAAGACTAATGCAGCCCGTTCCACACGTTGAGACCAAAGAGCAGTTCATTGAGCAGTACCGCCGACTCTGCGGACATATTGCGCGAAGCTTCGTTGCCAAGTGGCGCCGGAAACTGATTAATGCAGGCGGTGGGAGTGTCGAGGAAACCTATTTCCTTCGCAGCGGCTTTCCGGCAACGCGAACACTTCAATGCAAAGCTGAGGATTTAGCCGGAGCTGCGCTGATTAAGTTAATGAAATGCCCAGAGCGCTACTGGAACCAGCCCTACTATGTTAAGCGCTTGATAGTAAACGCCATTATTGATGAACAGAAGGTGCAGCAGAAGATATTCCAGAATGAATGGCAAAGCCCAGAATTCAGTAATTATAGTCACCCAGTCAGGGAGTACCACGATTGGTTCGATACACAACCAGGTCGCGACGGTCTCGCCGAAGCAACCCGCGTAAAGTTTGATGGCGAAAAGATCACTCGGGCCATGACTTCTCTTTCTCAAGCCGAGCGCTTGGTAGTGGAACTCTATTTCGGCCTGTATACGGATAATCCGATCCGCGAATACAAGATTGCTGCCAAGTTAGGACGAGATCAAGGCTGGGTAGAACGTCGGCTCAAGTCAGGATTGAATAACATCCGGCGCCAACTTGGACAGCCTGTAAGTGTATGAGCGCATTAATAAGATATGGGAGCACCCGGATTTACCGCACTCACACCGAAGCAACGCCGCTATATTCAAGCAGTTAGCGAAGGCAAGATCAAGAAAGAAGCTAAGGCAATTGCAGGATATTCGGCTAACACTTCTACCGTCGCAATCGAGAATCAGTCCGTAAAGGCTGCATTCGCTCGCCTCGTTCGTCAGTACACTCCAGCTCACGTTCTAGCTAAGTCCATCGCAGAAGGGGTTCAAGCCTGCGAAACCAAGTTCTTTCAGCACGAAGGAAAAGTCACTGATTCGAGAGATGTTATCGCGTGGGGACCGAGAGCAACGTTCGCTAAATTAGCCGCTGAGTACGGGCAATATGTTGAGCCTGAGGCAAAAGGCGGAGACGTGAACGTGGCTGTGGGCTTCACGCTGATTAATGGGATTACAAGGCCGAAGAGAGATTAGCTACTTTTGGTTGCAATCGGCGGAGTGTTCTGCTACTGATGGTAGTATCTGGGCAGGATTCAAATTTTGGCATGGAAGTGCGACCGTGAAAAATGTTGACACATCTGGCGTTCCTACACAACTCCCCGAGCTTGCTCCCGATGTAAAGGCCGCTCTTAAAAGCTTGGCACTGGAATATCATCAAGTGGACCTAAATGCGAGAAAGGAAGAATTCCAGAGACAAACAAAGTTTCTAGAGCCTTACTTCCAGGGTCAAGCGTGGTGGCCGAAAAAACTGACGCTATGGCTGAGGATTCGCCGAGCCATCGCAAGGCTAAAGGCAAGATGGCTGAACACTAGATGAGCCAAATCAAAGTAGAAGCGTTTAAGTGCGACCGGTCAAAATGCGGCCATGTGTGGTTGGCAGCACGGAAGCCCAAAGCGTGCGCCAAGTGCAAGAGTCGGAATTGGGACACTATGGTGGTAGTCGCCGAAGCAGCCACCACAATTTCTAAGATAGACACGATCAACCACGTAATCGAATACAGTGTCGAATCTGCCAAACTTGCCCGGATTCACGCTGATAAATGGAATCACGAAACCTAAGAGAGATTAGCGTGGTACTATGGTGCCATGTACAAAGAGATTCCGGCACTATGGTGCCAATGCGAGGTATGTGGGCATGAGTGGATCACAAGAGAACTCCCGAAGCGATGCGCCAAGCGTAAATGTCGGAACTGGAACGGTACGAATAGCGATGGAGATCGTTCCAATAGACCCGAGCAATCTGGAACACAAGAAAGTGGCAGACTGCTACAACGAAATAGTAAGGAATCTCCCGGTCATGCAACGGGTCGAACTACAGCGCCTAGTAGACGAAGGCGGGATGGGGAAGGGGCTAGAGTACCTTGCGGATCTAGTTATGCCCACAACCCCAAAACCTGCCGCGTCTACCGATGTGGAATGTGTGCCGCAATCAAAGGAGCCTAATGTCCGCTAAACTCTGGCCTCTCGACAAACTCGGAAACGAGATCCGCGAAGGCGATATGGTTCAGCTCAAACTGGATGATCCCTACGCCCTGTTCTACATCCTGAAAGTAGAAGGCGCATCTGTCATTAATGGTGGGCCCGAGGGCAACTTTCCGGTTAACGGGCAGATTGAACTCGTTCTGAAGTTCTCCATTCCATTTGCGCCAGACAATCGGCAGATGTACAAAGCGATTGTAGTGAAGCAGCCGAAGCTTGAGGACCGACCCGGAATCCAGTAATGTTGCCCTCCAGTAAATCAGGAACATGGGCGGATCTGAGTTTATCGTCTCGGTATCCCGGAAGACTGTGTACTCCTACGATAAGGACTCGGGCAGAAGAGGAAATCGCAGAGTACGACCGCGAGCAGAACGCACTGATGGCTGTTCGCTGCAAGTCTTGCGGTTGCCCGCGCTCTGAGCACTTTATAGGCATTGATGGCGACGACATTCGGAACTGTCCAAACGGTGAAACCTGTTGTTGCCAGCGACCTTGTAACCAGTGGACAGAGTGGCCGTGATTCACCGATGACCACTTCTGTAGGTCAGGCAGGCTATGAACGCTTTGCCGAAGATTGCCAAGAAGATAATCTTTATTACGCCGACCCCAAAACCGGCAAGCCAGTCCTTCTCTACGCTCCCTACCCAAAACTCCTTAGCTATCACCGTTGCCGCGCTAAACATAGATTAGCTGGCGGAGCGGCAGGCGGTGGCAAGACTCTAGGCCTTCTCATGGATCACATGATGGAGGCCAACTCCTTTTCTGATCCGGCAGAGGCCAAGCAAGTCCATACACTCTTACTGCGCCGAACTCATCCGAAACTTGAGGCTACGGTCGTCACGCGATTTCGCGAGAAGTTTCCCCGCGAAGTTTATAAAGAATACAACGAGCAGAAGAAAGTCGTTACCTGGCACAATGGAGCACAAACTCACTTTGGTTCAATGCAATATGAGCACGACGCTTATGGCTGGCAGGGCCAATGGCTGAAGGTTGACTTTGACGAGATTTGCGAATTCACATTTAAGCAGTGGACCGCGATCTCAGCATGGAATCGTTGTCCGGTCAGTCCCTATGCGACGAAGGGCGGGGCAGGTAACCCCATTGGGCCGGGGGCCGGATGGTGTAAGGCTGTATTTGTCGATAAAGTTCCCTATGAAGAAATGGACGATTCGCAGCGTCGGGAATACAAGCCCGAGGACTACGAATACTTCCCATTCACTTATACCGATAATCCGATTTACGCCAATGATCCTGAATACATAGCCAGCCTCCAGAACTACCCTGAGTCAGAACGTCGCGCCCTAATGTTGGGCGAATGGGGCGTGGCTGGCGGGTACTTCTCAGGTGCATGGGATGCGGCGGTTAACACCTACGAAGATGACCTTTATTCCAAAGACTTCGATTCAGCCTCAATCATCAAACCCTGGCATAAACGCTGGATGGGCGGCGATTGGGGATTCGATCACTGGTCTACCTGCTATTGGTGCTTTATGGACGACTTCGGAGTTGTCAGAGTCTACAAAGAATACGTGACGCGACAGGAGCCTCCAGAGACCTTAGCCGAATCCATTATTCAGAACAGTTATGACGAAGACGGCAAACTGCCAAAGTTTGAGCACTTCTACTACTCTCACGATGCCTTTCATCAGAAGTCGGACGCAAACACGATTGCACTCAGGATGGGCAACAAGCTTCGAGCGGCAGGATTGCCTTATCCGACGAACGCCGGCACAGACAAAGTCGGTCGCGAACAGCTTTTCTACCAGCTCTTAAAGAACCGGATTCACATTGGCGAAACACACGAAGGCTATCCAATTGAGATACCCGCGTTACAGATTGCCAGATCATGTAAACGTCTGATTCAGAACATCCCACTAGCGCCAAGAGATACCGACTCAATCCTGAATCGAGAGAAGATCGCACAGTTTCCGGGCTTAGATATGATTGACGGAGCTGGGCACGCGATTTATGGGCGAATTGGCAGACCGAATGATAAGCCATTTCAGGTGAGATTAGCTGAGGCGCTGAAGGATACGCCGATAGAAGGCGCGGACAGGTATATTAAGCATCTGCAACTGAACAAAAAAGAGCGCGAGACGAATAGTGGAGTGTTTTACCTAGGACGGCGCGGCCCAAGACGACGATGAAACTTCCAAAACACGACAACATGTGCAAGCAGTGTGGCAAACGCCCTGCTAAGTCTAGCCGTCGTGGTAAGGTAGCCAATAGGCCGCATCACGATATTTGTATGCAGTGCTTCCGAAGTCTGGCGGACACTATTAAGGCGAGAGGACTATGACCAAGCTTCGTAACTGGCTCCGCAACTGGCTAGGGATAGTTGCCCTTGGCGCAGAAGTAACAGACCGACACTTGGCCCTTGAAGAGAAGTCGAGAAACGACTTCAAGCGCATCGAGGATCGTGTCAATAAAGTAAATGTCTTGGCCCAAACGGGTAGGCTAGAAGCCGAGGCGTTATGTTCCAAGGTAGACGCTGCAATGGGTGGGGCAATTCAGGAGTTTAGGCGAAAACACGAAGAGTTATCAACTGCGGTCCAAAATCTTCAAGATCAAATCACATCCCTGCAATCCATAGACAGCCCGCTCGCCAAATCCAAGCCAGCCAGAAGAAAGGGGCCGAGACGGAGATGAGCGAACCAGAGAGCGATTGCGAAAAGCGGCGGACGAGATTCTTCGGGAGGTATGCAATGGATAAGCTTCGTAACTGGCTCCGCAACCTATTGGGCCTGACCGACGACTACCAGATAGCTACGCGGAGACACGATGAACTGCTGAAAATGCTCAGGCAGTTGGAATCGCACTCCACGCCGGATTACAGCACGGCAATCCAGAATCTCCAAGACCAGATCGACAGCCTACAATCTATCGACAGCCCTTTGGCCAAGCCCAAGCCAGCCGAGCCAGATCGCTCTACTATCCTCTCTGGGCATATACGCTTTAGTGACCGTAAACGGAAGTACGAAGCCTCCAAACGAGTGCCCTTGACCACCGAAACAGGCAAGCAGATCGAGGAGAATCACAGGCTGATCTCCTCAGGAACCCGCAAGGCCGAATAACCCCACCTAACCGTTACCCTCCAAAGCAAGAATCTCGTTTAAATAATCCCGACAACGCAGAAAGGTAATACACCTATGCCTCCTGGAGCAGACGGCAAGCACTACCGGACTTATGGACAGGCCGAACGATTCGGCAAGAAACCCATGGCAGAAGAAAAGACCGACAACTCCGAAGGTGGCAACGAAGTGGATTCTGGCAAAAACGTGATGATGATTAAGCACGGTGGGACGAAAGAAGCTCCCGCACCTCCGTTTCACGTCAAACACGCAGACGGCTCAAAGCATGGCCCGATGGACTCGAAAGAAGAGTTGATGAGCCACATGCACGAGCATCTGGGCGGCGGCGACATGGAAAACGAGGACATGGATTCGGATTACGGTTCTGAAGGTTCCAAGCAGGCATTAGACAGTTTGTTAGGGTAATTTCTCGGTAAAGGACAGGAGACTATGAAACTTCGCAATCTGATTCTGGGCTTTGCCCTGACAATCCTGAGTATCTCGGTATTCGGCCAAGGCTATCTCAGCCAACCCGGAACTACTCCGGCGCTCTGGAATGCCCAAGACTACAATTACGCGCCGATCATGGTCTACAGTGGATCGACTGGCACTGGAGCGTACACGATCACTCTTTACAATGGCTCGATCACGCTCCCAAACCATCGCCAGGTAAGCATCTTTGGCAATACGGCAGTGGCGACCGAGAACGTTGCCTTGCCTCCGTTTGTCATTGGCAGTCTCGGCTCTGGCAATCAGGAGACAGTGACGTCTTATACTGTCTCTGGCTGCAGCAACCCGAATCAGGGTGCGGCACAGCAAGGGACTTGCCAGATCAGCGCTACGTTTACTTATGCACATGGCCGTGGTGACCTCATTACTTCTGCTGACAGTGGTTGGCAGGAGGCAATGAATGACGCCTCGAACAACGGCGGTGGGCCAGTCGCATACCAGATTGATTGCGGCGTGATTACCCTGAGCACCGCGGGCGCGACCACGACCTCAAGCTGCCTGATCCCGAAAGACTTCACGAATATGGGAGCTTCGGTCCACGTCACAACCACCATTACCACCTCCACGAGTTACAGCGTCGGTATCTCGGGTGCAACCGCTTCCTATATCTCAGCTTGTACGAGCTTAACCGCTGGGTTGGGTTGCGCTGGTTTCCAGGTGACGCCAACCAATGTAAATGGTGGAGCTGGGACGGGCGACTTGCTCATTACTGCGGCGGGTGGTACGGCAGGAGCTGGAGCCGCACATATCAAGGTGTGGGGCGTTTCGCAGGCACAGTCTAGCTTCTAAGGATACCTATGCCAGAGAATGCTGCTGGAGTACCGAGTACACGACCGAAGCCGAACCCGTTGCACATAGCAGCGGCTGAGGCGGAAGAAACACTGAAGTCCGCGATGCGGATCACGTTAGCCAGGATTCACGCAGCCTATACCGGGAAAGATCCGATGAAAGATGGCCCCAAGATGTTTGATGAGGCCAAGGCTTACGTGGACAAGCACGGCGCAGAGAAGATCATGGCCGAGCACAATAAGCCGAGCGCAGAAGATTTGGACGCCTTGGCCGATGAACTGAAAGCCAAAGAGGCTACGGAGAAAAAGAGTGCTGCATGGGGAAAGAGTGCAAGCACCAAGAAGCAGTAAGGCTTCTGTTTGAACTGATCGAGTTATTAGGAGAATTCATGCCGCAGACAGTACAGATTAGCGTAACTCTCACCATCGCAGCGGCCCCGCCCGCACCGTTAGTTGCTACTCCTGCCTCGGTGACTCTTCCTGAAGAGACTGTGGGCGTGGCTGTTGCGGCAACTCCCGTAGCAGTAATCACCGGGGGAACGCCGCCTTATCAGAATCCCGTAGTTGATCCGGCGAGTCCCAGCCCTTTGCCTCCCGGCCTTACATTTGCTATCGACGCCAGCGGTAATGTAACGGTCTCAGGAACTCCGCAGGCGGCTGGCTCAGGAACCTTCATTCTGGACGTGACTGACTCGGGGGCGTAGTGCCGTACAAGAGCAAAGCGCAAGCGGCTTACTTCAATGCCAACCGCGCCAAGCTTGAGAAGCAAGGCGTGAACGTAGACGAGTGGAATCACGCAACCGACTTTAGCGGTTTGCCGGAGCACAAGATGGCTGATAAGTGGATGCAGGACGAATCGGAACGCGAGAAGCACGCTGGGACTAAGGGCGTGTTTTCCGGCGCCGCCGCAAGAGCGGGGAAATCAACCCGCGAGTATGCCGAAGAAAAGAAATCTGCTCCCGGCAAGACCGGGAAACGCGCACGACTTGCACTAGCGTTTATGTCAGCGAAACACTAATGCCAGCCTACGTCCAAAGTTCGGCGACACTTTCTCTCGCCACCCTGTTTCCGGGTGCATCTGTAGACGTGTTCAGCGCCGAAGCTGTTACGAACGGCGAATACTCTCAAGCGCTGGCTCTGAGTAACTATCCTCTGGGCAGTGGGAACCCGATCAGCCTTGACCTTGAGTTCAGTGCGGCTCCGGGAAACTTTACCTTCAATGTTGTCTTTTCGGCCAAAGATTCTCTGGGGTCGGCTGGCTACTCGATGCCAGATACGACTTATCAGGTTACACAAGCCCAACTCGATCCAGTCACGGGAACATCTGTTCATCTTGACATGCCCTACACGAATGCGCGATTTGTTGCGCTCTACGTTTCCTCCAAGCCTGCCAACGCGGTTACCACCACAGCGACATTCAAGAGATAAGAGGCGCTCATGCCAGACATGACGCCTGACCAACCCGATAAACAAGAAGGGATGGAAGACCTGACGCAGAAATTCGCGCCTGGCGAAGCTACGTCTGTCGAAGGCCACAAGCCATTCAAGGAGAAATACGGCAAGACTCCAGAGACGACCCAGCTTATCCCTGAAAGGTATCAGGCAGTCATTAAAGAGCTTTGCAGAAAGATCGCACAACAGGATCAGTTCGCGCGGATCGAGGAAGTCAAGCGGGCTGCGGAGCAGAGATTTTACTGGCGTGGGATGTTCGATGTTTGCTGGAACGAACAGCAGAACACTTGGGAGCAACCCAGTTTACTAGGTGGAAACACAAGCTCCACGGAAGCTGATGCGGGTGACGTTTCCCTTCATTATCCGCTGAACATCTTCCAATCATTCGGCAGAGGACACATTACGGTCGTCTCGGAGCCGTGGAAGATCAGGATGGAGGCAAAGAAAGTTGATGCCCCAAACGCTCTGAGGGTTTCATCCGCCGCCGATACAATGCGAGAGAAGATCGAAGCACAAAATTCTATCAAAGACTTTCGCATGGACGCCGCCAGACTGTCTTTTACGGATGGCAGAACATCGTTTTATTCCCGTTGGGTAACGGATGGCGCTCGCTTTGGCTATGAAGATGAGGCTCACGACGAAGAGTCAGACGAAGGAATTGGGGAAGGCGGTAATCCGCCAGAAAAGAAACCGCGACAGCCGAAAGGCGGGGAAGTTATCGACGCCTATGGAGTCCTGGAATGTAAAGTCCCGATCACCGCACAAAGAACCTCGCCAAAAGACTTCCGGCAACTAGCTTTTGAGTGTGGGATGGGGAAATTGAAGTCGATGTTCCCATGGCGCGCCAAGCAGTTAAAAGGTGGGCAGCCGGGGCCGGGAGAATACGCGTTTGATCGCACGACGAGGATCGCCGTAACCCAAGGTCTCAGGATGTTACAGCAGACCGGGGATACTGTAGGACAGCTCGGGACGTGGGAGCGTGACTGGATTAGGCCATCATTCTTCGCAGAAATTGACAATGAGCAAGACCGCTTGTGGATGGAGGATAACTACCCAGACGGATGTTTAGTCGAGTGGGTTGGAGAAACGTATTGCCGATCGCGCAATGAGTCGATGGACGATCACTGGAATGACATTCACCCTCTTCCGGGAGACGGGCAGGCTACGCCTTCGTGCGGGTATTTGATTATGCCCGTACAGGATGCCCTACTCGATCTGACAGACTTAAAGATGGAACGGGCGATGAAGTCCATTCCAGCGATTTACTGCGACAAGGATACGGTAAATCTTCAAGCCATTGCGAAAGAAAAGGCAGGTCCGGGCGCTCATTACCCGATGACCATTGCTCAAGGCGGCAATGCGGCGAATATGTTCTTTGTCGAACCTCAGCCTCAGGTTCCTGTCGATGAAGATGCGATGTGGCAAGCCCTTCTGGGGTCAATTCCGCAATCTCTTACAGGCCTATATCCCGCTGCGATTGGTGAGTCTGATCCTTCGAATTCTACGCTAGGCGGAATTAAATTGTTACAAGCTGCGTCCAAGGGCCAATCGGGAATTGCGTGGTCTGCGTTTCGCGAAGGCTACGCGAAGTCCATGATGCAGTTAATTCGGATCGGGGCTTATTACCGTGCTTCAGAAGCGGATGAAGATGGGAAGATCAGAGTTGACGACAAACTGGTAGACCTCGAAGATTTACACGACGGAAACTGGGCGTGTGTGCCGGATGGCGACGAGTCTTATCCAAATACCCATGCAGAACGCAAAGAAGCGCTCAACGAAGTTCTCCAGATGCCCTTCGCTGCCCCGCTAATGAGTCTGCCGAAGAATATGGCTGTGGCGAAAGACCTTTTAGGCTTACAGGATTTGGAAATACCTGGCGCGGATTCCGACGAAAAGCAGATGGGCGAAATTAAGCAGCTCTTGGAAGAGCCGCCAATTCCGAACGTGCAAGTCATGCAACAAGCGAAACTTCAGGCAGCAGCGGCACAGTTGACAGGCCAAGCTCCTCCTCCGCCTCCGGCACCAGAACAGATGTATGAACCTTCAGTGCCAATTGATCCTGAGGTAGACGATTCAACGGCGGAATTCACAGTCTGCAAGAACTGGCTGAATTCCCCAACCGGCCAACAGGCGAAACGAGATACGCCAGAGGGCTACTTGAATGTTAAGCTTCACATGCTGGCCCACAAAGCGCAAATGCAGAAAGATCAGGCCGCACAACAGCAACAGCAGTTACAAAGCTTCGCGGCATCTGAGCAAGCAAAGGAACTGGCAAAAGTACCGAAGCCCCCTAAATCACCCTCGGAGACTATAAATTTCGCCGATTTGGGTCCGTCAGGGAAATTGCAAGTCGGCAAGCAGGCTGGATTAGACCTCACTGCAGACGTGGGAGCCGAACTCGCTCAGACTCATATGGCCTCAGGAAAACAGCATCCACCGCAGATTTCCCCGAAAACCGTCCAGTAATCTCGTTTAAATAATCTCGACAGGATATCTTGCTGCTGCACAGTGGAGGAAGGATCAAATGATATTTCCAAATTTGTGTTGGGCCTGCAGTCAGGCTCGGCGCGCCAATTACGAAGTAGCGGCGGAGGCGGAGATCAGCGAAAGCCGATTTTCACGTTGCTTGAGCGGGCGATTCGAGTTTACCCAAGAGGAAAAAGTGAAGATAGCGAAGTGCCTGGGATACCCCACTACGTGGCTATTCCAGACAGTAGAACCGCCCGCACGAACCAGTGAGGTCACGCAACGCTCAGCTTAGTCAACTGCTTTCGAGGGAGAGCATTGGCAGCCTCAAAAACTCCACAAATAATCCCGACAATTCCGTTTAAATAATCCCGAATAACTGGAGCGGATAGCGGAATAGAGACTATCTCGACCCTCAGGAAGCATTAATCAGGTTGCTTACTCCAGTTATGTAACAACCGATGCAGTGCGGGACCAGATACCCGCTCCCTCTCGGGAAGAACTGAACTGCTCTTATGCCATACGAGGATCAATGCTTACAGATCAGACGGTAGAGCAAAAGTTACGAGACATCGTTATCGTTCTTGAGCAACTGTACGCCATCAAGCGCGATAGCTTCGATATGAACGACACCGGCAAAAACGCAATGGCCAGATTGGACCCTGAGTACGTGGCATCCCTCGCCGAATGCAGCCCATTTTGGTCTAGATTTAAGCGACATTGCCCAACATGCGGGAAGTGATGAAGGGGAAACATGCTGAATTGGCTTCTTAACCACTTACTTTTTTGTGGAACGATGTTTGCCGCTGGTGCGCCTGCCGTGGGTGGAGGCGGAGCTTCCGTCGCGACTCCGCCTCCTACGGGTGGAGATTTAGGTTCTGGCGGGAAAGCTATTCCTGGAGGTAGCGATGCGACTGACGGAAAAGGAGATGCTGGACCCGTTCGTGCGGAAGCGGGAATTTCAGCGGAGGGCGATGAGGACTTTGGAGACTTCGGAGACTTTGATGCCGGCGAAACCGAATCGACAGATAAATCAAGTGCTGAAGAGTTCGGCCCTGATGTCTATAAAACCGTCAAAGAAGCGCTAAAGGCTCAACCGGAAGTCTTTAAGCAAGTCAAAAAAGCTGTCTCGATGGTCAAGCGCTATCAGGAGCACTTTGAATCTCCTGAGGTGGCTGGCGAGCTCTTGACTGATCTCAATACGTTCGGTGGATGGGATTCCGTCAAACAGGAAATAGGCGAAACTGCCACATTCCTGAATGGCTGGAATGCAGGAGATGGCGAAGTCATCAATAAATGGCTGGATGAGAATGGCGATGGGCTGACAAAGAACATGCCCACAATTCTCGACCGCTGGCAAAAGGCCGATCCGCAAGGCTGGGCGCACGACGCCGCTGGCACGTTCATGGCGACGATGATGCAGCAAGACGAGTCGGGCATGTCAGCCATGCTCGCATTGACGAAGCTTGGCGAAAAACCAGAGATCGCAGATTCGGCTGAGTACAAAGCGGTAATGAAGCTGATTAAAGGCGTGCAGGCAACGGCCAAGAATGCGCCGGCCAAACCTGCAGCCAAGGGACCGGATGAAGCGAAGCTCTCTCAGCGCGAACAGCAACTCAAGCAACAGGAATGGAACTTACAACGGCAAGCTTTAGCCGGGAAAGCAACTCCAATCCTGACAACCGCCGCCGAGAATGCCCTAAAGCTAGTCGCGGGTTCCCGTAAGCTCTCGCCCCAGATCAAGACTGATCTTCTGAATGATATTCAGGCCGCATTCGCGAAAGTAGTTGAGAAGCGCGACCCAGATGGCAAAGCGAAACGTCAAAAGCTTCTCGCGGCTGGGCAGCATGACCAATGGCTCAAGATGTCTAAGGCTGTCGCAGAACGGTTAATGCCCGAAGCCGCTCGCTTAGTCTGGAGAAAGTACGCTGGTATCTCTGGCCTCTCCGCCACTCAGAAGCAAGAGCGCAAGGCAGAAGGCCAATCCAGGCAGGAATCTGGAGCAGGAGCGACTACTACCGGAGCACCAGAACAAAAACATCCGGGCGACGGGCGCCAGGTAGATCGAGATGCCATGATTCGCAAGTTCGGCAGTCGCAATGCTGCAGACGACGCCTTCTTATTTGGAACGAAGGAAACAGGAAATAAGAAAATCTGGATCGAAAAAGGAACTGGAAAGACTTACTGGTACTGACATCCTGATCCCGAAAGAACCGCTCGGAAATAAAGGGGCTGATCGAGCGGCGGACGGAGAAATCATTCTTCCATTCACGAGCGGGTGAATGCTTACCTAAGGCGAAAGCCCCAGAAGGCGCGGGACAAGGAAAATCGGCCCCACCCCTCAAAACTCCAGATTCAGTTTAGATAATCCCGAGACCCCATTGTTCTAACTGGCAGCGTCAACCGGGACCGTAACCCGCATAAAACGAGCCGATGCCTCGAAGACAAGGGAAGTGAACTTCATTTCATTTTCTTTGAGGTGTAATTTATGGCTCAGCCAGCACTAAATGCAGCGGCATCTATTGGCGTCGAACTGGAAAAAGTTCGCGACTCAGTTTACCCGCAATTTCAGCAAGATGACACGTTCCTGACGCGCCTTTCCGTTCGCACTGACCTACTCGAAGTCGGCGGACGTTTGGCCCGTATTCCATTCCTTCCCTACCCAGGATCACTCTTTAACCAGTTCACCCCTGACGGCACTTCAATGGGTCCGGGAGCTGGCGAGAAGTACGACAACGGCACTACCACTCCGGTTTATTTCAACCAGGCTGTTCAGATCACGAAAGAAGCCGAGTGGGAGACTGACTCGAAAGAGAAGTCTGTTGTCGATGTATTCAAAGATTCCTTCAAACTGAACCTTCGCCAGTTCCGCACTAATCTGGAAGGCCTTGTGGCCTCCTCGGATGGCTCCGGTACTTTGGCAACGGTTTCCAGTGCTTCGACTGCCGGCCAGTTGACGGTCACCAACGCGAATAACTTCCAGTCTCAGAATACCTACCAAGTCTGGTCGGCTCTGGGCGGAACGAATCGTGGCACCATTACCGTGCTGACAGTCGATTCGGTCAATAACATTCTCTATCTGCAGGCAGCCGCACCGGGTGGAACAACCTCTGGCGACTTGCTCTTGGTCAACGGCTCTTCGGGAACTGCCAATACCTCCCTGAACGGTATTCCGGCCATTAACCTGTCATCCACGACAGGTAACTGGTTTGGCGTACCTCGGGCGAGCTATCCTGGCATTCTCTCGACGCCTTACGTTAGCGGCTCTTCGGGTCCCTTGACGCCGCTGATTATTCAGACGCTCGAATCCTACATGCAGCGTGCTACTGGCGTTGACACTGAGGATTTGGACGAAATCATTGCCCACTGCAATGTGGATCAGGTCACTTCTTGGGAGTTGCTTGGACTTGTGAGCACTTCCGCCGGCGGCTTCTCTTCTGGCTCTGGTCAGACTGCATTCACCATGCAGGAAGGTCAGAAGGGCGGCGATGAGCGCATGGATTATCTGAAGAAAAAGCGCATCAAGACCATCGCTGGACGTGAATTGATTACCAACATCCACGCCCTACCAGCGCGCCTTGACTTGGTTTGCATGAAGTATTGGTTCCGCGTCGAATCGAAGCCTTGTGCTCTGTTTGATGTGGACGGCATCACCGTATTTCCGCTCTATGGCGGGGATGGTGGAGTCGCAACGGCGCAGGCTTTCTACTTCGTCTGTGGATTTCAAGTGGCCACAAGTCGTGCAAGGTCTGGCGCGTACTCGGATACGTTGTCTAAACCCAGCAACTTTTAGTTAGCTGGTTAACCCTCTTCACGGGCTGCGATTTTCACGAATCGCAGCCCATTCTTTCGTTTAAATAATCCCGACAATGACATTGCTGGCTGCGAACGCTTACGTCCTGAACGCAGAAGGAGCCAATCTGTCTCCAGTTATGGTGCAGCAAGTACTTCTGCATTTGGACAGGTGTCACGAGAACCACGGACAACCAGATTGCGTTTGGATGACCCGCCGACAATGTGATTCGTTCGAGATTAATTCGGGCTTTGTGGCGGTATCCATATTGACGAGCGAAATGGAGGCGCGCGTTCGCTATAAACATTTCCCGCGTACTCTCGCGGGTATTCCTATTGAACTCGTGAGTGAGGTGGCCGACTCGCAGGTATGCTTTGCGCGCGAAGGCGAGATTATTGCCAAGATTGTGAATCTTTCATGCGCCTGATTCTAGCTCCCGAGCACATGACGCAAGGCCTAGAGAAGAACCCTCTTCACGGGCTGCGATTTTCACGAATCGCAGCCCTTTTTTCAGTTTAGATAATCCAGAGATGCCATTAGAAAACGATGCCTACCCGCTGGATGGTGCAGGTGTACTTGATACGGCGCTCGATTTCTGCCGCCGCAAGGATTGGATTGAAGTCTGCGCACCTAAATCATTCGCAGAGGGAAGCAGAATAGAAGTCTATTCAAATGACGGAAACGTGCATCGTGGAGCCGTCACGGTGATGGCCGTTAGTATAAAGCTCAAACGCATCTATCTTGACCAACTGCCTTCCGATATGCAGCCCACTGATTTATTGGTCGTTTCGAGCGTGCCATGCGCCTAATCCTCGCCCCAGAACGCATGACGGAGGGCCTAGAGAAGTTTGGCCGAAATCCCTATGGAGAGAGAAACTTCCGAGTTGTCTGGGCACCGTCGCGCACGCGGATCATGGGAGGGTTTTGGGAAGACCGAGCAGTACACGAATATCGAGTAGTTCCAAAGTACGGAGTTAGTCCGAAGTGGATTCTCGAACGATGGATGGCGGCGTCAAGATACGGAAATCCTGAAGCGTGGGAACGAAACACGGTGACCGCAGACGGATTCTATTCTTGTGGGCCATTTCCAGTTCACGGTGAGTACGAATCCTGCGAAGTGTTTCAGTTGAAAGATCAAGATGGCAAGCCAATTAAAGGCTGGGATGGATTTGTTCCACTGGAACCTGGATTGGTTGAATTGGCCGCGCGTGCCGTTTGGATGGGAAGAGTCAACTCCTACTCAGACATTCGAATTGCCCTGAGAGATGAAGAACTAGAAAAAGAGCGCCGCAAAGACCAGTTATTCGATGAGCGATGGGCTGAACAGCAAGCTACGCGCGAAGGCCTGACTATCGGCTACGGTGGTAGATCGGTCAATAAAGCACAAGAGATTGAAGATATGGCGCGGAAGATTGAGCGAGTTGGAGCTTACATCAATGCCAACAAGTTCCGCGCCGGATTCCGACAAAAGAGGACAGGATAAATGCCAGAGTTACTCAGCACAGACCCAAGTTTGTTTGGTGCAGGCAGTCAGTCACGAAACGATGTTGTTCAGAAGGTTATGGCGGCCCACAACAAGAAGGGGCGTAGGCCACTAATGCCATATGAAGCTCAGCAGCTTGCCGATGGCGAGTTGAATATGGTCTATATCTACAACGTCAGCCCGATTCATAAGTGGGAGAAACCGCAAGGGCAACTGGGGACCATCGTTATCCCGCCTCGCGACTGGGACAAGCCTGTATCCATACCCTTCCCGATCAAGGGAGCTATCGTTCGCTGGCACAATAATGGTCTCGGCAGACAGCAACCATTCATCGAGGGCGGGATGGATATCGCGATGGATGTGTGCGGAATCTCGGATGGAGTGGAGAGTCACCCTAGCGCGCAGTTAACCAACTTCGGCGTTTTCATCAGCAAGCGGCCGTTCGATCCCGAATATCTCCCTGAGCTAAGGCGCAAACAATTAGCCCACGCCAGCAAAACCGAAGCAGAGCGACTCCTGCTCGAATATCTTGTTCCAAAGCATGAGCAAAAGAAGATGATTGCCGAGGCCACGGCCAAGCTATTAGGTGATCTTCAGTCCAGAATTCGCGAGGCAGACGACTGGTACATGGGCGATCCACAGCAGCGCCGATATATCGGCCCATGGCACCGCGAATGCTTGAGAGCCTTCAATCACATTACGGGGAAAAAGGAAACGCGCCCATGGGCCTCGATCATGATTGAGGAGACTCTGGAAGCCTGCGGATTCTGCGGCACGATGATTAAGCCAAATTTGATTGTCTGTCCGAATTGCAAGAACGTCTTGAACCCGGCAGCTTATGAACAGATGAAAGAAGAAATCGCGACACGTCCGAAAAAGGCTTAACCAATGCCAGTAGTAAGTTCAGCGCCGTATCCACAAGTCGAGAATTGTTTGCAGGCCGCGCGCGTCATCTGTAACGATGCAGCCCAATCTATTCTCGGAAACCTGCTTGCGGATACTCAGCCGTTTTCTCTCCCCATGGCTGATTTGGCGCACAAGACTCTGCGAAAGATGCTAACAAAGGCAGGAGTCAATACTTACAGCAAATATGGTACAGCGGTTGGTTTGGGAGCTTCGGCAACTACCGATCCGACCGTACAGATGCAGTTGATGTACTCAGGGTACTTTAACGGCGTCTCGAATTCCTCAACTCCTACCCTGCCATCTGATCTGATTGAGCCACTAGAACTCTGGGAGCGTGCGACCGTCACGTCAGGAACAAACACGGGTTCCTGGGTTCCGATGAAGCAAGCATCCGACTCTATTTCCACAAGAACGATTACGTCTCGCTTTGGCATCTGGGATTACGAGAGCGATATTCTTTATCTCCCTCCCGCATCACAATCCAACGATGTGAAGATGAAGTATCTGGTGGCCACGCCAAGACTTACCTCGGTCACTCAGCAAGTCCCAATTCTAGATTGTGAAGTGGCGATGGGATCTTTGATTGCCGAGTTGCTTTCTATGGGGCGCGGCGGGGCAGAAGCTACGGCACAATTCCATGCTAGAGCCGAGGCGGAAGTGATGCTCATGGTCTCGCCCACAGATCGCAAGGAGCAATACGGGGCGTATAACAGGAAGCCTTTCAGGGGAACGCGGGCAGGAAGGCGGCGATAGTTGACAATCAACGCTGCCAATGCCTTCAACCAGGCACTTGAATTATTCAGTTCACTTTATGAAGACATGTTCCCGACTGATTTGCCTGCGGGATTGTCGCCTGACTGCGCCGATGTAGTATTCCTTCCCGGCCAAGTAGGTACGCGCCCTGCCGTCAATCGAGCTCTGACAAGTCCAACCGATACAGGTAGCAAGCTATCTCTCACAGAGTACGCCCAACCAACAGGAGACAATCTCGACATCTGGCTATCGTCCAACGGAAGTCTCTGGCAGCAGGATGCCGCAAGTCTAGCGATAGCTCAGATCGGTACAGTAGCCATTACGCCGGGATCGCAATTCCGTTCAGTCACCGCCTTTGATAAACAATTTTTCGCATTCTTTAATCCGAGTGAAACCAGCATCTTTACCGATAGCCCATTTGTTGGTTGCGATGTCCCGAGATACTACGATGGGAAAAATGTATGGAGAGTTACACAAGATGCGCCAGGATTCGCTCCGACCTTCGCAAATGTTCCGACATCGCCGATCCCATTAGTTACGACGAGTCCATCTGGCACGGAACTTGTTACCTCGGCAATTAGTAGCGGGATGCATCGGATTCTCAATCCCAACCCAGGAGGCGAATCCCCAATTGTTACTACGGTTTACGCGACAATCACCTACATGACCGCATCGGGGCCACCCGCATCATGGCTCAATACCCAAGTTACAATCACTGGATTAACTGGAGCCAATGCTTCCTTGGTCAACGTGACTGGGATTCTCGTAGAAATTATTGCAGGCGGTTTTATCCTCAATGTCGGTACTGGAAGTACCTTTGTCGATCTTACTGGACAAAGTGGAGTAGCCACTCTTTCGGGAAACTATTTCTCTCGTCAAGCAAGCATTGTCACAGCCTATACGGGTGGAACTCCACCAAGCCAATTTCAAGCTGGCTTCTATGCCCAAATCATCAATTCCAACGGCTCGCAGATTAACGGGCCAAACTGGACAATAGCTTCCATTGTTCGGGATTCTACTGGCCTCGTTACGGTCACGATTTCCACGCAACTCACAAACCTTTCCTCGGGAAGTGTGCTGTATATCAACGCCTCAGACACAACTGACTTTCCCGTAGGATCACAGACGGTATATCAGGTTCTGTCTGCCTCTGGGGGCACAACTGTTTTCACCATCAGTAATCCGACATGGGGCAGCGGGGCGATAACATCTTCTTCGGGGGGTTCGGTCTATCAGCAATGGAGTGGAATCTTTCAGATCCTTTCGGTTGGAGTAGACGCGAACGGAAACAACTATTTTACCTACTTCCAACTCGGCCCAGACATCAGTCTAACCTCTACAGGTGGAACTCCACAGGCTCAACTTCAGGCACAGATTCCGCCAGGGCCAAGAAATGCTGTGCTGATATTCGAATCAGAGGATGGAGCGCAAACGGCGCCGTCCGTTCCGATTCAAATCTCCGTGGATGGAGGAACAAACCTTCTTTCTTACAGCAACCTCCTGATCGGCCCTCCCGGAACAGCCAAACGAATTATTGCATTTACTCCAGCCTACGGATCGTCTTATTTCTACGTCACGCCCGCATATATCCCTTCGACTGCCGGTCTTTCTCCCGTTCTCTCTCTCGGAACAATTATCAACGACAATACGACCATCGCTGGAATCCTTGACTTCTCTGATGCCCAATTGACCGCAGGGACCGAGATTGATATTCAAGGCAATAATCTATTCAATCAAGTCGTACTCGCACCATGTTTAGGATGTATTGAGTACGAAGGGAGAATGGGATGGTGGGGCGAAATCAACAACGTCAAAAATATTCTTAACTCAGGATTGGATGGTGGCTACACGCCAGCCAGCGGGATTGTGAATGTTTCCGGGGACAATGTAACGCTCGTTGGCGGAAATGAATTTCTTTCGGGCTTTGCCGGCGCGACGATCTATATCAATGGGTTGCCGTACCCGATTGCATCTGTGACCAGCGGAACAGCGCTAGTTCTTTCAGGAGTTGGAGCGGGAACACAAACGGGCGTTCCTTTCTATGTCCTGTCTGTCTATGGCGACCCTCCGAATTGGACGACTTCGGGAGCGGTTACCCTTACAGCGCAAACAGATCAGTCGCTAGGCTTCGCGGTGCAGATGGTGAGCCAAGACACCGAAGTCTACATGACCCAACCCTGTTATCAGGATTATTATGGCGGGCCGATTATCGCACCCAACACTCCTTACGTTTTCAGGTGTCTCGCATCGGTGTCTGGACCGAGTGGAAGCGTTTTACTGAGTGCCAGTATCTTTTCTGCCTCGACCGGATTCCTTGCTGGAGCGTTTATCAACACGATCCCAAGTTCTCAAGGCTGGGTTACTGGAACATTTCCAGCACTTGCGACGGTTCCCCAAGATGCTTATATCAAGATCGGTTTTATCGGCGCAGGCGGAGCCACAGCAAACACCTTAATCATAGACGAACTCGAATTCATTGACGCCAGCCAGCCAGTTTTATTCCAACAGATGCGCCTCAGTTATTTTGACAATGAATTTGGATACGACGACGAAACCGGACTCTTGGGGCTAGATGGATCGGCGAAAATCACAGCGGCTTTCAAGCAACGAAGCTATCTCTATGCTCTCACTGATGGACCGTTATTCCAAACGCAGAACAATGGTCAAACTGAGCCGGATGATTGGTCGTTTACAGACTTTGCGGACGCATGTGATTGTTTTGGGCCGAATGCCGTAGATACGACAGAAGATGTGGCCTGGTGGGCTGGGCGAAGCGGATTCCGGTTATTCCTCGGATCGCAGCCCAAGAAAATCTCTCAGGAAATCCAACCGACTTGGGAAACGATCAATCAAAACGCTCCGACACAGGTTTGGGTCTGTGACGATCCCATTGAGCGAATTGTTTATATTGGCGTCCCGATTGGCTCTGGTTCACTTCCAAACCTCGTATTGCCGATGAGTTATCGATCGGTGGATGCGGTTTACAACGTTCCTGACCCCTTACATACATCCTATTCAGGGAAGTTGATTGCTACTGATCTATGCCGGAAGTGGACACGATGGAATCTGCCAATGTGCTGCGGAGCAATTCTGACAAGACCTGGACTGCAGCGCCAGATGTTCTTCGGCGGCCCCCAAAAAACGTTCTCCGGGAATCTCTACTACCTGAATTCCGCCAAGTACACAGACGATGATTTCGGGCAGATTTCCAGTTATTACGTAACGTATTTCTTCTTCAATCATGATACGGAATCGATGGCACCCGGCCTCGGTCTGCACCAGAAGATCAATACTTATCTGACAGCCTACGTCACTGGCGTAGGGCAAATTCAGCCGCTTGCATTGGTTAACAACCTCAACAATCCGTGGATGACGACGCAGACTGTCTGGAACCCCTTAACGCAAGCGTGGGGAACGAGCGGAAGCCCACAAAACCCTATCCCAGCCTACAACCTTACAAACGGAGTGCTTTTGAACGATCTGGAGTGGGGGTTGAACGTGAATTCTGGGGCAAGGATGGCAATCAAATGGTACCCAGTTCCGTTGGCCGGTCAGACTGATGCGGCATTTCAGTTGACACATATGGTTTTGAGTTCGCACGAAGCCATAATACCAATCAGGGGAGCACTTTAATGCCTAAGCTCCTCGTCAAATCCCTGAGCGTTATCAAGCAAAATCCTCAGACTGTGAGGCAGGGCGAAGCTTTTGACGATGTTTCGAGTGGAATAAATAGTCTCGCCAACCAACTCGGGGCCGATCCGAACGGAGCCGATGTAATTCCTGCAAACGTCGCCCAGGTTCAAGCCCAACACCTCGGAAACGGGCTAGTAGACGTTGCGATCACAGACAATTCCAATGTGCCAAGAGCGATTGATTACCACGTTGAGTACGATACTTCGCCAGCATTCACGAATCCGCGCGGCCAAACGTTAGGACCGTGGCGAAATGGTCAATTTACCCTCCCGAACGGCACATATTACGTGCGAGGCTATAGCCAAATCAGGACTGGCGGCCCTCCAAGTTCTCCGGTTAACGCCCAGATCCCCGTAGTTGTGACAGGAAGCGCCACTCAACCGCTTTCCGTATCTCAGGGATCAGGAACGGGCAAGCCAAACACGGGCGGCGGGGCCGGCGCCGGGAAAACCATCACCCGCTAATCTCCAAACTTCAAAAACAGTTTAGATAATCCAGACAGGATACGTGTGATCAGGGACTTACGAGCCTCAGACGTGCCGATTTTGCGAGAAATCTATAGCAGAACCGGATACGGGTTCGATTTTCCTGATTTGTCATACATGTTTCACAAACACGGCCGGAAAAAGGGCCAATTACAGAAGAAAAGAGCCGCGCTGGTCATTGAGGAAGAGGGGAAAGTAGTGGGAATGGTGGCAGCCCAACTGGAAGCGCAGCTTTTCGGAGTCTTCGACCCTACGTGGGGAACTCCTGGCGAACGAATGCGAATGTTTGCCGATCTACACCGCCCCATAGCCGAAAAACTAAAGAAAAGCGGAGTGCAAGAGGCCTATGTAGCTCTCGACCCCAAATTTCCTGCATTTGGGCGGCGCTTGATGAGTTTGGGATGGAGAAAAGCGCTCTGGGTTCATTACTGGCTCAATGTCGGTGAATGCCTCTCGCGTTTTCGTGGAAAGGCGGCTAGGTAAATGTCGAAAGGCTCTAGCACTGCGGCCCAAACAAATCAAGGCATAGCTCGTAACTATTCGGAAGGCTATCAGGGTCAAGGTGGACAGATTGCCTCAACCGAATTGCCATTTCTCCAGAACGAGTTAACCAATCCGCAAGGATTCGGACAGCAAGACTTGTCGCAGATGCAGACGCAGGGCGGTCAGGCTACTGCAGGCGCATTGGGTGCAGGAAAAGAAGCGGCGACTCTGAACGCTTCGCGTACAGGCAACACTGCGGCAGTTCCGGGGGTAATCGACGCGACGACTAGAAACGCCATGCAGCAGCAATCAAACAACGTCCTGAATACAGACATGGCGAATGAGCAATTGAAACAACAGCAGCAGCAGGAAGGTTCGCAAGGCTTGGAAAAGATGTACGGGACAGATGTAAGCGCGGCACTGCAGGCGCTTGGACTTTCAAACAACGCAATTCAGGATTGGACCGGAGCACAGAGCGCAGTACAGAACGCAGACCTCGGCTGGTACAACGCGGCCAATCAGGGCGCTCTGACTGGAGCAAAGATCGCGGCAATGTAATGGCAGACGATACCCCAATCCCGGTAGCAGATGTAGAAGATGAGAATCCCCCAGAGGATTTAAAGCGGAGGGCTATCCCTGCCTACTCAGAGCCTGTAGCTCCAGCACCGACCGCACGCCCGATACCAGTAGGTTCCACGGAAGATTTGGAGTCTCGCGTTGCCCCACGTCCCTTGCCCTCAGGCAGAGCGATTCCTATCACTCCGGGAAGTACAGAGGACTTAGAAGATAGAAGCTTGCAGCACGCCGAACATCCGAAATCGGCCCCGATTCAAACCGGAGTCGCTTCGCTGTGGTCGAAAGCGGAAAACATCCACAATCCGATTCTTAGGGTATTGGGAGAAATTGGCGCTGGTGGCGCGAGAGCGCTAGATACCGCTGGGCAGGCAGTTGGCAAAGTTATCCCAGCAGTAGGAGCAGTAGAGTCGGCCATTCCCGGAACAACGATGAATGCGGAAGCCAAGGAAAGACAGGCTGAGAAACAAGAAGCGCAACAGGCAGAACTAGCCGGGAAAGAAGCCACGACTGCGCACGAACAGGCGCAGACTGGAGCGATTCCTGCTGAAACAGGATTGAAAGAAGCGCAGACGGCTGCTTTGCAGAATCCCAAGCCTGATAAACCAGAAACTCCTCAACAGGTGCTCGCCGGGATCGTCAGCGAAGACCTCGATAAGCACGTAAATCCTAGCGACGATCCACGAGTGGGGCAAGTATCGGACACAATCACAAGTCTCCAGAAAGAACCTGCGGGAACCAAGGTTCCACCACTGAGCGCGGACCAAGCTTCACAACGCAACGCTATCTGGAATCCGATTCTGACTAAAAATCACTTGCCAACGGACGTATTCAAGGAAGGCATGAGTGATGCCGACGCCAAGGAACTTGCTGGGCAATTGAATAATGCGACGGGGAAAACTCAGGCTGGAGTCAAGATCGACTTAGGCCAAGACAGAGGGAGCAAAGCGGAAAATATCAAGGCTCGCCAAGAAGTAGCCAAGATTTACGCAGACCCGCTAGCGTCTGCCGAACGCTACAACGTAATGACTAGCAGCCTCGACACTGCTCTCAAGAACCACGATCAGCAGGCCATGCTTAACCTTCTAACTAATCATATCGGCATGACTATGGGCTTGCAAAAAGGAGCAAGGATCACTCAGGCCATCCTAGATGAGGCGCAAAAATCCCAGCCTTGGCTAGCCAATATAAAGGCGAAGTTCGACAAAGACGGCTATCTGTCAGGCGTAACTCTTGGGCCAGAGCAAATGAAGTCGATGGTCAATCTCGCACGAGATCGCTTCGCTCAAGACGTAGTAAAAGCCCGAAGCTTGGCTAAATACGCAGGCGCGGAAGATGACGGTCCAGACCGAGTGCCTAGCACTTCTACTATGCACTACTACTTGGACCTAGCAGGGAATGATGTACCTAAAGCTAAGAAACTAGCGGCGGAAGACGGTTGGACCGTTGCGGAGAAAAAGTAATGGGCGATCCCTGGGAGGACGCGGCAGCTTCACGGCCAGCAGCGGCACAAACTGCTACTAACACAACTGCGCCTGCTGAGAATGATCCGTGGGAAGAGGCGGCTAAAAGCAAGAACTCAACTCCCACTGTTTCTACTGCCGCTCCAGAACCTTCTCTTCTAGAGCAGGGCTGGGATACGGCAAAAGATTTTGCCAAAGGTGCGGCTAAGGGCTTGATGCACACCGCGGGTGTTCTCGGAGAGCACGCTACCCCGCCATATCTATCTGGAACTGGCGTCGGAGCTAACAATGCGCCTGCCGCTCCGATGGTGCCGCATGGATTCGCGCAGCAGCTTGGGTACGGCGGTGAGCAAGTTGGTGAGTGGCTTGCCCCCACTGGCGCAGAAGAGCATTTAGCAGCCTTGTTGCCGAAGGCTGGGAAAGCAATCCCGCTGGCGAAACTCGGCACGCAAGCCGTCGAAAGTGGCGTCAGAAATATGACTCAGGGCGGCAATTTCAAGACTGGCGCCGAAGCGGGAGCAGGTGGAGAACTCGTCAATCAAGGTTTACAAAAGGTAGCGCCGATTATCGCTGAATCTGCTTTGGGCGTTACGAATCGGATGCGTGGGCATGGCAGAACTATCGGCGATGCTGCACTGAACGAACTAAAGAGTGTCCGCCCCGCATCGGTTTTCGATGAGGCTGGAGCCAAGGCGCATGCACTTACTGGACAACTGGAGCAAGCTGCGGCGAAATCTGCCATCCCGACCAGCAGCAGCAAAGCAATTCAAGACTTAGATGCACAGATCGCCACATTCCAGAAGAGAAATAGTCCAATAGCCGAGAATCTTCAGGAGGTCAAGGACCAGTTAACTAAAAATCGCTATACGGGCAAGGCTATCCCTTCGCAGATGTCAGCAGAAAACATCTTGGAGATGAAGCGGGGCATTGGTGATTTAGTAGACAACTGGACAGAAGGTCAGAAGGATAAGACTAAAGCTATTATTCAGCGAGTCTATGGTGCTTTGGATAGTGAACTCGATAAGGCTGTACCAGAGTCGCAAGAGTTAAATCAGAGAATTTCTAGCTTAATTCCCGTCAAGCAACGCGCCTCAATCTTGGCAAATGGTGCTCCAACCGCACAACGAATCATGCACCGCATGTCGGCGCATACCGGAGCACTGGCGGGTGCCGGAATCGGCGGAGGCCTTGGCTATCAACGAGGCGGAATTCCGGGAGCCATTGTCGGCGGAACGATGGGAATTGCGGTGCCAGAGCTAATAGCTTCACCAACGGCACAAATGTCTGCGGCTCGAGTTATGAAATCTGGTTACACGCCGCAACTAGGGAAAGCAATTGCTTTGCAGTTGGACCGATCACCGGAAGAGGAAAAAGAGGAGGCCGGTAAAGAACAGTAAGAAATATTTTCCGCAGTGCCACGGAATATCGCGCTCGGCCCAAGCTTCAGCCACAGAGAGTGCGCCAGTGGAAGCGGCAAGGATGGCTAAAAGCAAAACCATCATAACGGTTAAGAACTATACCACACATTAAGGAGAAAAGGAATGCAGGGAAAGGGAGACAGATTAGCTAGGGGCGATGCAAAAGCAACATTTCAAGGGGGTTACGGTCCGGGGGAATTAAAGCCATCCGTCGCCGCAGAAGAGGATGTCCCAAGCGTCGTAGACAATTCGGCCCTCTTTGCACCAAAACGCCCATCCGTTTTCTACAAGGGCCAGCCCTTCAATCAGCGCGTGCTCGTAACTCGCGTTGAGATGAAATCCAACTCCTCGATCATCATCCCAGACTCCGCAAAAGAGAAAAGCGAAGTCGGACGAATTCTCGCCTTTGCCGCCGATTCGAAACTTCCCGGCTGGGGCCTCAAAGAGGGCGACTTGATTCTGTTTGATCGCTACGCAGCGATCGGTCAAGTCTTTCCTCTGCTGAATTCGAGCGGGGAAGCCGAACCAACACTTTTACTCCAAGACTGCGATGTGCAAATGCGTCTTGAAGAAATAAGAAATGATCCCGAACCATCGGTGAACTGATATGAAAACGATTCGCCAATTTGCTGTCTTTGTGCTTCTATCGCTCCCGGCTTTTGCTCAAGGAGTAGCTGGATTATCGCGTGTCACATTGCAGAATAGCGGGACTGCTGTTGGCACAAAGACTGGGCAAATTACTCTGAACTTCACCGCTGGCTGTACAGCCTCATTCGCTACCGGGGTATTCGGAATCAGTTGTACTGGATCGGGTTCGCCAACGTTTACTGGCGTGACCTCGGCAACGTACTCGACAAGTTCCAATTGTGCGGTGAATTCTGCTTCTCCGGCGGCTTGCGGTTCAGCGGCGGCGGGTGCTGTTGTCATTCCGACAACTACAACGACTTATACGATTAATACAAGCGCGGTGACGGCAAGCAGCAGGATACAGCTTACCTGGCTGAGTTTTGCTTCGAATTTGCCGAGCACGCCTACATGTGTTGCTCCGGCAATAACCTCGGAGCCGACGATTTCTGCGATTTCTGCAGGGGTTAGTTTCACGATTACCTTGGCTTCTACGACGGGCCAAACGTGCCCTATGTTTCAGATTATTGACTAAAGGCTCTTATGAGACTTATGCACAAATTGGCCGTAGTCGCTACCGTGGCAATGTTTAGTTCTGTTGCCTTGGGGCAAGCTTCCTATACTTCATTCCCAGTCTTGACGGCGAATGGCGTAGCGGTTGCTGGGGCCAATATTGCACTTTGCAGCAGTCTGCCAACAGCCACTACGCCCTGCGGCGGATCGAGCGTCCTCCAAACCTACTCAGACATTACATTGGCGACCGATTGCACTCTAAACCCGTTAATCCTCGGACCTACCTATGGTGTAGGTTGCACAAATCCCGGATTGGCAGACGGCTTCGGGATGGTAAGACTGTATATCAGTTCTACTTCCGGCTCCCCTGCAGGGTATGTGTATTACCAGGCTTACGGGCAAGGGATTCTCGTAACCGACGTAGAGCCTCTGATGTTTCCCGGCACCGGAACTGGCGGAGGAATCCCCGGTGGTTCTGATACTCAAATCCAATTCAACAAAGCCGGAGCTTTCGGGGCACAATCGAGTCTCTTCTATAACTACACCACAGACAGCCTTTCTAATATCGCGTCAGGAACATTCACGAATACCCAAATGAATCAGTATTTAGGTTCCTGGGTAGGCGGAATCTCCACGCATATCTATAACGATGTGGGATTTCCTGGGTACGCCACAGAAGCGGGGAGCTTTGGGATTGCCTTACCTCCCGGCATGACGGGGTTGCAAGGGAATGGCGTAGCTGGGTACATGACGACAGGATGTAATTCCCTGTCACGTACTACTTGCAATGGAGTCGCAGTCTTTGGATTAGCCGTAGGCACGGCAAACGGAGCGGGGGAGTGGGGAGCAAACTTTGTTGTAAACGATGAGCCGGGAATTACTTCAAACGTTGAAGGTGTTGAAGTTGATTGCGGAGTCTCGGGAACGCCTTCATTTGTTCATTGTCTGGACCTGACACTGAGTCCTGCGCATGGAGTCTCGGGAACGATGCCGGGAACCGCGAATAACGGGACGGCCTTAAGTATTCAAAGTTCTTCTCCTTCGACTCTACAGTGGTTGAACGGAATCTACATTGCCAGCCAGTCTATCAACAGCAGCGGTTCGGCGATCTGGATTAATTCTAACTGCACCTCTGGGCCTTGCGGATCACCGCCAATTACCCTCACGGGACTAGACGGCTCAAATGTCGCACACTATGCCCAACTAACAGCGACTTCAGCCGGAATCCTTCAGTTAAACGGCTCAAATGTCTGCACGGCTGCCAATGGGTATTGCGGGGGAAGTGGATCAATCGGAGGCTCGGGTACACCGGGAACGATAGCAGAATTCAGCGGGTCAAGCATCACTCTAGGGAACTCTCCGATTGTGGATGGTGGCTCAACCGGAATCACAATTACGCTGCCAAGTACAGGGCAATTTAACGCGAATCTTGGGTCGGGAAATGCTCAGTTATTACTTGGGGCATTGAATGACCAATCGACCTACCTTGGGTCACTGTCGTATGCAGATATCAGCTCTCCCGGAAACGGGTACTTCTTTTCTAACGGGCATATTGCAGAAATTGTTGGCGATGACAGCGCAGATATTGGCGAGGTTATTGTTCACGGCCAGCCAAGTCTTAGCGGGGGCCAAGAAGTCTGGGACGTAACCGACACTCTCGGAAACTACATCGCTGGCGTGCCCTCTGGTTCGGTAAGCCATATCGCCGGCGTAAACATCGGCGTTCCGAGCGGAAACTACATCGCACTCTATCAGAATGGGACGATCTTCGCCCAATTCAATTCCAACGGTGCGAACTTTGCCTTCTGTACCTCTGGACAATATCTAAAGGGTGATGGAAGTGGTTGCGGATCGGGACTAGCCTCTCCAAGCTTCAGTGCAATCACATCAGGGACAAACGACAACACCTTACTCATCGGTACGGGCGGGTCGCTCGGCGTGACGGGCAGCGGTACGATTAATGCCACAAATCTGCTCGGGGCTCCCCTTGCCGCCCTCCCTGCAAGCCTTTCGAGTTTGTGTTACCAACCGTCTGCTTGGACGTGGTGTCCGCTCGGAACGGGTACGGTTACGGTCAAATCTTCCGGGAGCCTAACCAACAATGCCCTAATGACCGGAGGTGGAACAACTGTTTCTCAAACTCCTTCGGCCACAGCCACGCTCGACACCTCTGGCGATATGTCTCTGCCGGGGACGTTCGCCGTAACTGGACTCGCAACTTTTACTGGCGGAGCTTCGATTCCGAATAGTGCGACGGTCACAGTGGCCAGCGGCGGAATCATAACATTCAGTTCTGGTGGGGAAAACAATGCGAGTCACTTACTGGGTGCGGCAATTCCAAGCCTTCCTGTATCGCTAGAATGCCTTACCTACACAGGTGCGGCTTTAGCTTGGGGAACGTGCGGATCAGGCGGGAGTGGGGTTAGCAGCATCAGTATTACGGGAAATGCAATGGCCCCGATTTTCACGACATCCATTGCCAACCCGACTGGTGCAGCTGTAATTACATTCAACCTATCAAATTCGAACGCCGACACGATCTTTGGTAACCCTACCAGCAGCAATGCGGTCCCGATTTACTTCGGCGTTACTTCTCCGTTGGCATTTGTTTCTTCGGCTTTGGCTTGTCCGACTTGCGTCACTAGCGCAGCCTCGCTAACAAACAACGCCGTTGTGATCGGCGGCGGTGGACAGGCTACTTCGACCATTTCGGCGGCAACTGTAACGACTTATGCCTTATTTGCTACGGCAGGCGCACCTGCCTTCAGAGCTATTGCGACTACCGACCTCCCGATTATCCCGAATACCCTTGGCGGATTAGGGGCAAGCTTTAGCTCTGCTACGGGTGTCGTACAGGTTGTCTCGGGAACTTTCTCGGCGTCCACGGCCTTGGCAAATGGCACGACGGGCACGACTCAGAGCATCGGCGACAGCTCGACCAAAATCGCCACAGATCAGTTTGTTTTACAGAACGCCTTTACGAATCCTTGCACGATCTTAGGTTGCACCATCTATGGAGGCTCGGGCGGATCAGCAACCGCCTTAAACGGACCTACTGGGCCTAGTGGCATCGCAGAGGTGTATACAAGCACCCCCTCTGGCGGATCGGCCACAGCACCAGCGTGGTCAATTCCGGGTATCCCAGTTGATCTTCAATCGGCATCGGGCTCAACTTACACAATCCCAGCGACTGATGATGTCCACTTAATCGTTGGGAATTACTCTTCCGCAACTCCGTGGGCTGGCACCAACATGCTCACGAATAACTATACCTTTGCGTTCCTTCCAATAGGGACAGGAGCGATCACTTACACCCCGGCCTCGGGCTTGATTTATCCGGGCGGCGGATCAACCCAACTTATCCCGCCGAACTGGTGGGGGATTGCTTACACCAATAACACGAATACCTACATGCCAGTCGTGCCAACGATTGCGGCATTTACCGACTGCCACAGTTCAACCAATGCCGTGACCTTTACAGCGTCTACGGGAGCTTTCGGGTGTAACACAATCTCTGGCGGCGGAAGTTCGGCCTTCAGTGCAATCACTTCAGGAACAAATACGACAGCGGCCATGCTGGTTGGTACGGGTGCATCTCTCGGGGCGACCGGAAGCGGCACAATCACGGCAACTGCAGTTCCGTTCTCGGGCGTGACACCGAATACGAATACTTCTACTAGTGCATGGGAGATTGCCCCAAGTACCACAGTAGGCGGATCGACGCCAACGTTCTATATGCTAGGCGCGGCTTCAGAAACAGACACAGGCGCACTCTTAAAACTCAACACAGGCGCCGCTTCCGTCCAACCTGCTCTAACTGTGGGCACAGCGAACAATGTTCAATTCTCCGTCTGCGCTCAGGGCTCTGGAATTGTCGTCTTCGGCTCTGTCGTGCCTTGTACCTCAATTGGCTCACCAGCAACCGGAAACGTAATCCTAGAAGCCAACGGAACGAACCTGCAAGCGATTCGTGAGTGGGCACCAAGCACTTCCTACGTTGGTACGATGAACCGCTGGAACAATGCCACAGCTCCGGGCACGGGATACCAATTCATCCAAGCTTACGCGGGAGTAACGTCCACAGATACGACCAATGGCGGCGGGACGCTTGCTTTCGAAGTCTTAGGCAATGGCGCGATTGATGTTGGCGTGTGGAATGCGACAGCCATCAGCGCCCAATATGGCGGAACCGGGATTAACACCAACTCCTCAACTGGTGTAGCGCAAGTGTCGTCGGGTACTTGGTCGGTCGGCACAACCCTGACCAGCATCTCGCTCGTTACTTCAGCTTTAGGTACTCCGACCTCCGGCGTTTTAACGAATGAAACCGGCTTACCGATCGGCAGTGGACTTACCGGAGCCACTGCCAATCAAGCAGTAAACGGGTTGGGTACCGGACTCGGCACTGGGTTTACCGATACCGCAGGGACCATCACTGCCGGACATCTCGCCTGCTACACATCCTCCAGCGTCATCGGAAATTGTACAGGCACGCCGTCCAATAACTTTGTCGGTGTTTTTAATTCTTCAACGACCTGGATTGCTAGCGGCGAAACCACTGTAACGCTCGACGCCACGATCAATGTGACCTTTGGCGACAATCTCTGTGCGTCATCTTCTGCGGGACTCGCCCACGATAACGGTGCAACTGCTTGCGCCACGGGTGAAGGTGTTGGCGTAGTCAAGGCAACAGCTTCTAGTGTTTCCAGCGCCACAGCGTTTGTGAGGATGTACTGAGGAAATTATGAAGAAACTTTTCTGGCTCTTACCACTTCTACTCTGCGGAATCTCGCACGCACAAACCGTTCAATGCCAAGCTTCTGCTGGGCAGTGGGGGCCATGTCCCTTTGTCCAGCCCGTACTTGAGGCGCAGGCTGTTAACTCCAAGGTGTCGGGCGGTTCTGGCACAACGATCACCAACGCCTTTGGAGCAAGCACAACTGCCGGAAACTCTATCCTGTGTATCGGATTTGAGTCCGCTGCAGCAGCTCCGACATTTTCCGATGCCCAATCAAACACTTATATCACTGCAGCCTCTTCGGCTACCGCTCCCGGCTATGCCGTCGCTCTGGCGACAAATATTGTTGGCGGAACGACGGACACCGTCACTGAAACGACGACTTCTGGCGCGGCATCGTTTTCCTGCCACGAACTTAAGGGATCAGTTTCGGTCGGGCAGGCATGGGATTACGTCAACGGCCAGCAAGCCACTTCGGCCACGCTAAGTTTTGCCACGCAAACAGCCACCCTCCCGAACGAATTAGCTTTCGTTGCCGTCGGCATGGGCGCCGGGACCGTCAACGCTACGCCTTCGATTGCTGGAGTTCCGTCCTCTTTAACAACAGTTGATCAGTCAAATACCACTCCATCGGGCGGTTCGGCTCTTTCTGTCTTCTACTCTGCACATGCGAATGTCAGTACGATCCCGAACTTTACGCAGACGGTGTCCTTGTCAGCTTCGGAAACTTATTCAGCGGTCTTGGTGTCCGTGAAGCCGGTTTCGGTAGCCTCTTCCACGACTACCGCTCTCACGTATGTCGGCAATTCTCCACTCAGCCTATATGCTCCGCTGTTTACCACCGTGGCGGCAACGGCTACGGCTACTAGCGCAGCGATTCGCCCTCCTGGCTTATCCGGTTATGGAACTTTGCAAGTAGTTTGGACAGGAATTACCGGATCGCCTGCGACCTGCACGATTGCCTTGGCTTATCAATCGAGCGCAGCCAGCACTGCGACCTCTGCCATCACGACGATTGCCGTGGCTCCATCGAATGGGGCGATTGATTATTTCGTCAATCCCTCCATCGCGACCGGCGATCAATTAGTCGCTACCTATGCTTGCGGAACCTATCCAACAGCGGGAACGATCTCCGCCTCATTTGCTCCGAGAAATATCGAGACAGCAGAGATCCAGCCAAACATTTCAGCGGCTAGTTATTCAGCCTCGAAATCTTTTGCCGCAAGTTCGACCACAGACAATTCCTTAATTGCGGGCAATGCTACAACCACGGTTCTAGTCACGAAGGTGACTGTCACTTGCATCGCAACGACTGCGGGGATTCAGACACTCAGCGTTGTCAAGCGCTCTGCGGCGGGCAGTGGAGGAACTTCGGCCAACTTTACCGATGTACCGGATGATGCAAACTATGTCGCAGCCGCCAGCACGCCAGTCAGTTACACGGGCACTGGACCAACAGTTGGCACTCCAATTGCTAACGTGGACACCGCGCAATTTGGCTGCAACGCAACTACCACAACAGGCCCCAATGACATTTACGTTCTCGATCTTCGTCTTAAACCGATCGTGCTGCGCGGCACTGCGCAAATCTTGGCCCTGAACTTCGGCGGCGCGATCACTGGCGGCAATCTGACCGTGACTTGGAATTGGCAGGAACGACCCTAGTGAAGCGACTTGCTCTATTTCTGTTGTTTTGTACCTCGCTCGTCTCGGCGCAGACCTACGTTCATAGTGCGAATTGCACCACCTTTCCATGCGCGATCACTTCTACTGGCACGGGAAATAACATCTATGTCATCACCGACTATCAGACGACTCAGCCCACCAGTCTTGCCGACAATGCCTCCGGAGGTTCGAATACATATACCAAGCAGGGTACATGTTCACCCTCGGGCGGTGCTTCTGCCGTCAGCACCGTCTGCGTCTGGCTTGTCCTCAGCAGTAAGTCTCTGGCGACATCAATTACAGCCACAGGTGGGACTTCCGTAAATGCTATCTGGGAATTTGAAGCCTCGGGGATGAACACGTCTTCTCCCGCAGATCAGGTGGGGACCTGTACTGGCTCGACAAGCTGTGCCGCCTCCCTTACGCCCAGCACGGCAAATGAATTTATTGTCGCAGCTTATTCGTGCGCTGGTTCCGGAACCGCGATCACCGGCAGCCCGACGACCTTCTCCCATGTGACAACACCGAATGGCGAAGTCGGCGGAAACACCATTGTGTCTTCTACGGCCACGGAAACCGCAACCTCGGATACATCCTGCGGAAACAGCACGACTGGGGGAGTGGTCGGCGCGATCTGGAGCTTTGAAGCTGCTGGAGGCGGAGGGTCAACTCCCACCTCCAATAAGCGCGCGAAACTAAAAAAGATTTTGACACCATGAAGAGACTGCTTCTATTTCTGATCGTTGTCGCCGGTTGTCTCCACGCGCAGACCATCGCACATATCAGCCATTGCGGTGCGGGAGACAACAACTGTTTCCCTTTTGCAGTAACTTCCACCACGGCAGGGAACGCGCAAATCCTGCTGACCAATCCCGAAAATCAGCCCTTTACGCTCAGCGACAACAAAGGCCAATCCTGGCCATCTCCGCAATGTTCCAGCGAAAGCGGGATCGTTACCGGTGGGGCGGGCGGGGATGCGTATTCCTGTTTCACGGTAATTTGCAGTGGGGCGGGGGGCGTCACGTCCATTTCGCTGGATGGAGGAAGCTATGAAGGATTGGTTCAGATGGTGTTCTTTGAAGTCTCGGGATTGCCTTCGAGTTCCTGTACATCAGCGTTTAATCAGGCCGTGGGGACTTCTGCGCCAAGTGCGGTCTCAGTTACTCCTACAGCTTCTCATGGACTAGCTATCGTCGGATTCACCTGTTATGGGGATGCCATCAACTTAAATGGCAGCAGCGTCACATTCTCAAATGTCTTAGACATTGGCGGCGATCCGGTTGGAACTTACCTATACACCACCAATACAGCCATCACGGCGGAGACGGATTCAGGAAGCAATGCCTGCAACAACCCAAGCACGCCAAAAGGGTGGGGGTCGGCCATTCTCACTCTTAATGCTGCTGGGCCGATTTTCTCTTACTCTCCTTCGCCAGTCGCTTTTGGAAGTGTGAGCGTGGGAAACAACTCCTTCCTCACGGTAACCATCTCGAATCCTGGAAGCTCGGCGCTGGATATAGGAAGTCTTTCTTCCGGGAGTGGGGCTTATGTGATTTCTTCCGACACTTGCTCCAGTGAGGATATCGCTGGCGGGACTATGTGTACATTTACTCTCACCTTCACTCCGACCGTGGCCGGAGCGCAGAACACGACGGTAACCGTTCCCGACAACGTAGGAAACCCCGACACAATTAACGTAACTGGGACCGGGGTAACCGTTAGTTCTACGAAATCCGTTGGAACGGCTGGCGTATTACCTAGCGAATTGGGGATTAAATGAAGCTAGCGCGATTCTGGGACGCACTGTACATGATACCAGAGGTCCTGACCCTCATCGTGGGCCGCAGTTTCTCCAATCTCAATAAAGGTCAGGCATACGCACTTCTCCAGTTCGCTATCTTCTTATTGCTCTCGCTGCCGATGTTTGCCCAGCGCGTGTCCGTACAGTGGACTCTCGTTCATCCTCAAGATTTTCAATCTGTCAAAGATTGGGCAACACTCCCATCAAAGCCGTATATGAGCCATCAGATAGTTGATGACGCGCCCGGATGGGTTGCAGCAATCAAAGTAGACGACACGATCATTTTCGGCTGCGACCATTATGCGCTGGTCATGGACAAGGCGCAGACCCACATAACTTCGTACTGTTGGAATGATGGCAGAGGACCATCGTTCGGCATTGGCGCGCAAGTATGCACTCATGAGCCTATGAAATGCACTTACTATGGCAACCTTACGCCGCTGGGAGGTACGACGGAGAAACGTAGAGCCTTCAGGCAATTCGTCCCGCCAAGCCCTGCGCTAGTCCGACATGGCAAGTTCGTTCCGAATCAGTTATGGAACCAGCATAAACAGTTTTGGAAGGGGATTCCTTTAACTTGGATCCTTTCACCGGGTCCGCAAGAATGAGACGCTTACTCCTATTACTCGCGTGTTTATTTAGTGCTCCGTTGGCTTTCGGAGCGTGCCATACGGTAAGCGTATCTGGAGCAGGATCTAAAACCGGGGCAGACTGGAACAACTCCTATGCCGGGCCTCCTGGCACACTAACGCGAGGCGACATCTATTACTTCGCTGATGGTACTTACGGTTCTTATGAATTCAGCCAAGCCGCCTCCGGTACTTTGACGGTCGAATTTCGCAAGGCGCAGAGCTACGACAATTGCACATCGACGGGCTGGAATACGAGCACAATGGGTTCCTCGCAAGCCATATTCACCAGTGGCGGTAACGCACTTGTGGTGGATGCTAATTACTTCACCCTGAACGGAAACGGCACTTCTACGGCCTCGGGTTGCGGAGGCGCGCCGGGTTCCACCGTCACCGCATCGCCCCCCACCCCATCCGATTGCGGATTCAAGCTGGTGGGAACCGGGACCGAAACTACGGTCATCGAGTTGGAAAGCTCGACTAATGTAACCATCAAATATATCGAACTGTTGGCCTCAGGTTACAACAACGATAATAACTATGAGATTTTTCAAGGGGGCACAGGCTTTTATTTAGGGTTCTCTTACCTACACAATTCCGGCACCGTATTTATGCAGAATATCCCCAGCAATAGTACGGTTGATCACACTTATTTTTGGGGCACAGAAGTAAACGGTGCGACGAATAATGCACACGGGCAGGCAGAGTACGTCATCCCGTCAAGCAACAACGGCGTCCGTTCCAACAATGTTTATCGAGACATAGCTGGAACCGCCATCTGGACCTTTGGGGAAGGAGGTACGAAAAATAACTGGTTGTTCTATAACAACACGGTTGTTTATTCCTCCCCGCAAGCGTCTTGGCTGCCTAGCACATCGGACGCAGCTTTCGACTGTATCAACAGTTCAGTTTGTACGAACATTACCTATGTTCAAAATACGATTATCAACTGCCCTCAGCCATCGACTACGAGTTTGGGGGTATCGGCGTGCGGCATCGGATTCGCAGACGGAAACACGGGTAGCAGTGCCACCATCGAGAACAATCTCTATTACGGGAATTATTCAGGCACCATCGGACTTAGCACGAACAGCACGACAGTCACTTCGGACTACAACTCATTTCTAAACTCTGGCAGCGGCTTTGGCAGTGGGACGCACGATGTACACGTAACCTCCGGTGCACCTAACCCCTTCGTCAACTGGCCCTCCAGCAATTTCAATCTCGCTTCCGACAATGCTGATTGGAACAACCGGCTCGCGCTCAGTTCGCCTTACACTGTGGACGTGAATGGTGTCACCTTCACCACAGATCGTGGAGCCTATCAATTTACCGGCGCTACTGCTTCCACGCCTGTCTTTACCCCGCCAACCGGAACGCAATTTGCCAATGGACAGATTGTCACGATTACCAGTTCGACCAGCGGGGCAACCCTCTGCTATACGACTGACAGCTCAACTCCAACCGCGACGACTCCCGGAACCTGCTCACACGGAACCACTCTAGCGAATGGCGGGACGGTCAATGTAAGCGCAACGGAAACCGTCAAAGTCTTAGCAACACTCAGCGGAGATACGAACAGTTCCGTAGCCTCTGCAAGCTTTACGGTCGGAGGCACAATTACCTCAAATATTGATGATATCCCGCCAACCTCCAGCGGCAGTCCTGCAATCGGTTGGGCCACCCCTCCCTACATTGATACGGGATGCGGAGATCCCACCGGGCCTTCAAGTTATCCGCACACCATCGGGAACACGAGCCCATCGCTAGATGGATTCTCAAGCCTGTTTACTCTCATTAGCGCGCCGGAAGGTTGCGTAGGATGGTTTTACAATGCTGGGCCGCAAGACCTCGCAACCGTTCTCACGAATGACTTCGAATATTATTCGGGCTCGACCAACAGCTCAGGAAATGCTAATGAGTTCGATCTTTATGAGTATGTCAAGGCGACCTCGAACCCATCTTGTCTGGCGAATAATACCGAGTTTTATTTTGGCACGCAATGCGTAACTTCTTCGGGAAACCTGCAAATCTGGGATCAAGGTGGGAAAGCTTGGCACAACACCTCGCCGACGATCTCTTGCGCTTCTGGCTTCGCTACCGGGGCCTGGCATCACATCACGATGAACGACCACTGGACCTGCGGAGACACCTCAGGCACCGGAGGCTATCCGAAACAGTGCTATGACACAATCACGATTGACGGCGTACAGCACACGATTAACAACTGCTACAGTTCCGGCGCCCTTCCCGGCAGTTATGGCGAAAATTCCGGTGTAAATTTCGAGCTAGACGTAGGCTCCGCAGGAACTACCCTAACAGCAAACCTTGATGAGGCCAGCTTAACATTCTCGCAAAACCCCACCATCACGGTAACCACTCCGACAGGCGGATCGGTTGCTGACAATCAAGGTCAGATCAATTGTCCGAGTGCCTGTGTCGGAACCTATGCGAGTGGCACAGTAGTTGTGCTTACGGCCACTCCGAGTTCTGGGTATGCGTTTACAGGATGGTCCGGGGCGGGTTGTTCGGGCACGGGAACTTGCTCAATCACCGCAACTGGCGCGTCTTCCGTGTCCGCGACATTTTCCGCGAGTAGTGGAAGTATTTCCGTTTCCGTCTCGGGTACAGGGATTGTGACCAGTAGCCCTATCGGAATCAACTGTCCCGGAACGTGCTCTGTCGGATTTACGGGCAGCGTGACGTTAAATGCTGCTCCGTCAGGTTCTTATGTTTTCAGCGGTTGGTATGGTGGGGGATGTTCGGGAACTTTGCCTTGTACGGTCAATGTCACGTCTGCACTCAGCATAAACGCCGTTTTCTCGCAGACCGGAACGCCATCTGTTCTAACAAACAATCTGACCGCAACTTCGACAGCTTGTTCCATCGCGTCAAACATCGTCACAATCACAGCCAGCAATACCTTCACCGCAAATTCATGGATAGGGCTTTCTGGCTTCACGACCTGCACACAGTTAAACGGGCAGATTCTGCTGACGAATTCCTCCACGAATAGCACGAAGGTCGTCGGCACACTCTACAACGTGCAGAAGGTCGCGCAGACACTATCGAATCTGAGTACAACTTCAGACACCACGGGTTATCTCCAAGGGCAAGGCTGGCAGCCGTTTGTCACCGCACCTTTTCCGCTTTGCAATGGCGCTCCGGGTTGTGCCGTCACCTCAACGGTCGGGACATTTGCCTACGATTTCTCGATTCCATGCAGTGGATCAGATAGTGCTCCGTGCTCGCCATTTGTAGCGATGGCGGATTACACGACTGCAACGAATTCCCTTAGCCCTTCAGCCTCTGGCGAATCTTACGATCATGGGATTTCTCTTCCCGATGGCCTTGGGAATTATATGTATGTCCTCGTGACCTCGGGGCGACAGGATATTTTCTCGGGCCATATTGACTCCAGTTTCTGCAATAACGTGCCCTGCTTTATCCCAGATGTGACGTCAGACAGTAAGGCTTGGTACCACACGCCGATGAATTATGGCGCGTTTTCAAGAAGCTTGGCGAAGCGCCCCGGATCAAATGAAGCTCTCTGGTACTCACTTTATAGTTCTACGCCTTATGCTTCTCCGTTCTGGCTGAAAAGCGATGTGCTCGCTTACACTACCGGAGCTTTGTGCCCAGGCGGAACTGGAAACTGCGTCATAAGCTCGCTGACAACGAATCTCTATGATATCTCGACTTGCCCCGGATTCGGCTACACGACGCTTGGCACTGGACTCGCCTTCTCTGGCGCGATGATTACGGACAACTACGACGACAAAGTAGAGTTCATTCTCGGCTCAGGTTCTCAAGGTGGGCCGGGGCGCCACATGCAGTTCATTGTGTCCTTAGCTAACGGAACCTGCGAAACCTTGGACACCGATGGAATGACGGGAACGGCAGTCTATACCTACGGTGTGACTGCTAGCCACGGCGGGACTGGTTACACAAACGGCGACACCATCACGGGAGCTTACGGAGATACTTATACCGCGACAGTCTCGGGCGGAGTAGTCACGGCTCTAACTCAAGTCACGGCAGGCACGGGAGCCAGCCTCGGGCAAGGCCATGCCACGACAGGCGGCACAGGAACCGGACTCGAATACGACGTTACGGGAATTGGGACGATTGGAACCTACGCAACTCTCTACGCGCCAATTTCCTCAGCCTCTTGCCCAGCCGGAACAACCCTGACCTGTGAAGTCCCGATTACAACGGGCATTTACACGTTTGGGATTCACGCTGGCGGAATGCTCTCCTCTGGGACGTTTACATGGCTATCGGGCTGGGGAACGTCAGGCCAACCGGGACAGTGTTCTGGTTGTGATTACGTGATCTGGACTGTGGGAAATTCGCCGGCATTAACAGGCACGACTTCAGGCAATCAAAACGGCCATCCTTCTGGCGGGTTTAATTGGCTCGGAACGGCTTCGAATCCAAACTACTATCTGAACCAATTCCTCGCGGCAATCTCTGATCCAAGCTGCTCAAATCTTTCTGACTGCCAATTGCTTTATACCTTGCCCTCTGGTGGAACAGGTGGAAACTGCTCGACTTCTCCCGGTGGGGCGCAGATGCACTCTGCCGTCTCAACAATTCTGAATGATGACTCGCTACCAATCTTAATTACGAGTTCAATCAATACCGCAGGCACGCCGACACAAACCAACCCGCCAAACTTTACTTGCGCCCTCGGCCAAAACTCACTTTTCAGTGTTGCGAAAACAGGCGGAACGACTTGGTACGCCCATCACTACGAAAACGGCAATAACCACGCCGGAGAACAGTTTGAAGGCACAGACACAATCTGTACTGAGTCTCCAGACGCCCAATTCGCAATTTGCGATGAGGACATGTACTACGGATTTCCGGGAAATACGGGACTCGCAACAAGTCTAGCCGCCGCCGCCGAACCGTTTTCACTCATGCTGAATATGGGCATCCCAGTCATTGCAGTCCCCGCCCCACCTTTAGGAATGTTCGCGAATATCAAAGCTTCCATACTTAAGGAGAATCCCAATGCGTTATCTGATCTCTTTCGTCCTAGCTATTAGCCTGCCTTTATTTGGGCAGGTAAAGGCCAAAGTCACTCCAGCAACCTCCAGCACGGGTCCAAGTGTCGCCCTATCCTGTACGCCTTCCCCAACAGGCGCAGCGGCCACAGGATTCAATTTCTACCGCAGTACAACCAGTGGCGGACCTTATACGATCCTCGGCACAAGTCCAATGAGCTCGACCTGCGCCTACACGGATACGACCGTGGGATTCAGCCAAACTTACTTCTATGTGGCTACCGCCGTAGATTCTTCTGGCGAAAGCGGATACAGTTCTCAAGTCTCTGCCGCAGTCCCTGCCAACCCAATCCCGAACGCACCGATTAATCTGACCGTAGGAACGATTACGGCAGAGAACGTCCCGCTTCAATGGGAGCCGCCCTTACCACAGACAGGAATTACCGTAGAGTCTTATAACGTCTATGATTGTGCGGAATCGACCTGTCCTGCGCCGCCCAAAGTCGCGACCGTGACCGCAACCTCTTTTACCGCCCCATGCACTCGAAAGAATAAGCTCTGCTACTTCGACATCCGAGCCAACGATTTAGTGGCGGGGAAAAAGGTGCTTACGGCTCCGAGTAACATTGTAGAAGCCAAAGTAGACTAACAGCAGCCCAGTCCCAAGCAAAACCAGCGTTCCCGGTTCTGGCACTGGGGATGTGCCAATATACTGCTCTCGGTTCAGGACGATCCCCCCAGTCCCGTAGGTAATTGTTCCCTTTAATAACCCGGAGATATTGTCGGAATATGTTCCCTGAACGGTATACCACGACCGAATACCTCCAGATGTTATACCTTCCTTGCCGCTAAAAATGGCTGTCAGTTCATCGCCAATGAGTGAGACTTTTCCGAGATGGCCAAACATTATGGACCCATTAGGGCCGAAATCGTAGACCCAGGCAGAGTTCAATTCCCCAGCAGGGGAGGAACTACCCGTGGTGACTCCATCCTGCATCTCTAGGGATACGCAAATCCCCCCGCAGATGGTAGTCCCTTGAGGAATATTCGTTACTCCCAAATCGTAGTTGGTAGAAGAGTTAAAGAATCCCAAGACCTCCATTCCTGTCATGGGCAGGTTTGTCACTGGCTGCGGGATGGAGTCGGCAAAAACTGGGCTGGCGAGAACGAGAAAGGCTAGCAAGAGTCGGCGCATTGGGGCCTCTTTTCAACTGAGGTTAGGTGCCCAAAAACACCGTAAGGTTTACTCTGAAATGGGCAGAACCGCAAGAGGACTTTAGACTCTAGTAAAATAGTCGTTTCATTCAGCCCTCCGTTTATCGTCCGAATTCGCGCATCGTTCCGCCGCAATCCGCGACAGGGCAGCCAATCTCACCTTCATAGGGTCCGTCGTGCTCGTAAGCGTCTTTCGCTTCACAGTCGCCAAGCCGGAAGGTTGAGCCGCAAATGTCGCAGACCATCGGAACGTCCTCGATTGAGTTGGGCATCATTTCCTTGGCTCCTCGGCACTCCCTGGATTGGAGACAGCCCCGCCAATGAGAATGCCTACGGAACATGCGGCGACAACCACGCTAATCCATGGCGCCTGAAAGTTAACGGGTATACGCGAACCTAGGGTTATACCGAGTACGAAACCCGCAATAAGCTTGAGCATCTCATTCCTCCTGGCCTGCGCTTGGCTCTCAAAATCCTTTCTATTCTACGAAGCACGTCTCCGCGTCTGGCAGCTTTGGGACAGGGACCTACCTACCGTCACCTGTCTCCGTGGCTACTGTAATTCTTTCAAATCCAATACGACGCCGCGACAGTAGCCGTCCTCGTCTTCCATGATGTCGAAAGTTGCGTGCGGCGCGGAAGTTTCCAAGGTCCACGAAAAATCCTTCGTTTTGCACCATTGCGCCGTTACCTTCGTAGCCGCTTTTTGTGCGTCTTCCACGACTTTCAGGACTCCATATTTCTTCAGCACTTCGGCTTCATCTTTCTCGATAGTTGCGAGTAGTTGGCCGCCCTTGCTGATGTGGATATCCGCGCCTTGCCACGCCGAGACCTCATCGTTAATCGCTCCCCGCAACTCGCACAGATCGTCCGACGCTCCAAAGATCACGAGCAAACCTTCCCGCTTGGCAATCAACTCTTCGTCTTCGCGGATTTCCTCTTGATACTGCCGACCGTTCAACCGGGCTGCCAGTTCTTCTTTCGTCATTTCGATTCTCCTGTTTGGTACGGCGTGTAGTTGGGGTTCCCCGAGTTCAGACGGTTCATCGGCATTGCTGCTGGACGTGACCATTTGCGACGTGCCTTCCGCCCCGGTCTCTCATAGTGCCATTTGTGCGGCGATTCATAACACTGCTGCTCTCGGAAGGCGCGTAATTTGCTGCCGCAGCGTGGGCATCCGATGAGTTCTCGTTTAGGCCGAAAGTCCGGCAGTGCGCACAAGTGTTTCAGTAAGTCTATTGTGCTAACGTTGCGCGGCGTGCTCTGCTTATCCTCTGCCATCAGCCCCTCTCGATAGCGCCGCTATTAGGATGACCACCAAAACGATCCACAGTATGAATACCTGTCCGCTCATCTCTTCCTCCTATTGCGCTGAATCCTGGATGGAGTCATTGAGGGTCCTCGAATTTACACGTCTGATTGTCCAGAGTTTCGCCCTTGTGCCACTCCACGCATACCTCAATCCGCTGGTCACCGTCAGTCGCGGCGAAAATCTGTTTGTGAGGCGTGCTGTAAACAATCGAGTATCCGTGACCGTAGGCATCCTGAACCGAAGTCACATGAATATCCTCCGGCTGCTTTGGGAGATGGTGCACGTATTCTCTTGCCGCAACCGCCGCCAACAGAAGCACGCAAATCGTTCTCAGTGCAACGCTCATTTTTCCTCCGTGGGCCGATCCGATTCTTTCCTCGTTAACGCTCTAAGATCATCCTCCGTCTGAGCCGACATCCAGCCATCTAAAAAGTAACAGTGTGGAGCACTTAGCCTGAATGGCGGCCTATTCGGTGTCGGCGAGATTTTTACGATCTTCCCGAACTGGAATCCATGCCGCCAACCGCGCTTACCCTTAAATCCAGGCCCAGTTTTCCCCGGTGTGAAATTTCCATAGAAGGATTTGACACTGACCACCTGGCCGACGCGAAATTTGGGAGGATTCTTAGCCATTGAATTATTTGTCCGTGGGCCGATCCGAGGGAGCAGCCACGATTATCCTGTGTAATACCAGTTCTTTGCATTAGGTGCCGTGATCTTGAATGAATTGACAGGTGCAGGCGTGCGCCTCATGGAAGTCGCAGATTGCCCAGCGTAAAACGTACACTGGCAGGCATCGCAACGACCGTAGGCGGCATCCACATAAAAGTCGTGTCCACATCTCGGACAGATCATATGGTTCCAAGTTGTCATCTCAGTCTCCCTTCCGAGTCTCTATCCCTTCCTAGACGCGCCTGCACAGTGTTCGTTTTGTTCTTTGGAATGCTCCGCCAGAGGTTGTCCGCACGCGATACATTCTGGGACCCTGCGACGCCTTCTTCCGTATGTTCCGCCCGGCGTTTTCTTGTGGCTAACCTCGCCCGAGACGACGCGGAATGCGGCCCACGGATACTCGTTCTGGAGATGCTGCCTGCGCCTCTCTGCTTCGCCGCGAGATTCATACGGGTGCGAGGTAGGGTCAAAGGTCCAGCGCGTTGAAGTGTCAAGAAATTCCTCTATCAGAAACACCTTTCGATAAACCGGTTTTTCGCCAGCCCGTTGTGCTCGAATGTGAATGGCGCGGCCGTTCTCTTCTAGGTAGCTCATCTCAGTCTCCCTTCCTATTCACGGGCGCTCCCCGGCGTCAACCATCACTCCGCCTTCGCCGACGTAGCCGCATTTTAAGCATCGGTGCACGCCCTCCGACATAAACCATCCGCGAGAGTGACTGGCTCCGCACTGGCAAATCCATCGCCTTGGCGGGAACCCGGCAGCTAAATCGGATACTTCCGCCGCTACCGCATCCTTGACTACCTGTTCGTTGATTTCGGGATCAGGATGATACTTAATCGTGGTCATCTCTTCTTGCCCTCCTCGGACCCATTATTTTCTAGGTGACACGGCTTGCTTGGTCGCGGCAGGTTCAATGCGCGTATTTTCGATGCCAAAGTCTGAAAATGGCAAACCGGGAAGCACTTCCGCGATGCGCCGCGCAGTTACCTTTGCAAACTGATCAAGTTCGTGCTCTTCGAGAGCGTAACCTTCGTTGGGCATGACCGTCACACTGATATTGATGGATGTACTGCCATCGTCCGCGAATAGGCGAAACTTCCTTAGCTTCATTTGCATAACCACCATCTCCTCGTTGAACTATTTCGTGCGATGCTTCGTAGACAAAAATCCGTTCATAATCTTCTTGGGTACTTCTGGCGTCCGACAAGCACTCATTGTGCCAGTGGTGGTTCTGCATATCACCATCGAACACGGAACGCTCAGCAACGTAGTGCTCCCCTTTCACTATCTTCTGACCGCACCAAATGCAGCGGTGGTCCTTGCGTGCCTTCGGTCGCGTCTCAGATAGCAACGTGTAGCCCATAATCCTCCTTTGACCAGCGGTCTCGTTAACCGCGCGTCAGCGCCAGCTATTTTCGAAAGCGTAGTGATCTACTACAATGTCTCCCGCCCAACCGCGCTCATGGTCTCGCCAGCGGGAATCTGCGACGAATACTAAACGCCCTGTTTCTCCGTAATCGAGTGTCAACTTTACTCTGTGGGCGTCTTTGGGGGTTTGCATGTTTGCAACTCGTTCATACATCTGCTTGGCCTGATCCCAAGTTGCTGCAACCACCATCACGCGCTTACCTTCCAACGCCGCCGCTACTGCTCGGTGAAGCATGGCGGAAGTTCGTCCTGTGTTTCGCATTAATCTCTCCCTTTTGGATCAGTAGCGCCATGTCCCATCCCCGTTCTTGCGAGGGGTGACAATGGAGCCATCCGGCCAGTTGTCGAATACACGCTTCGGTTGTGGGCGACGCCAATCCACAATGATTTGAACCGTTGCCCCGATCGGATTATCGCGAAGCCACGGCCAGCGAGAATAGACTTTGCCCAAAAACTCGGACTCGTGAAGCAATGACCAATCCTTTAATCTACTGAATTCGTCGGGCGTGACGTGGAGTTCCATAACTTTCCTTTTTGACCAGCGGTCTTGTGAACCGCTGGTCACTTGCCTGCGTAACGGCCCTTAGCTTGATTGATGGTTCGGACTGCTTCGAGATTTACGCCCGCCGCGCTTGGTTTGCACGTGTACAGTTCCACTTTCGCCACGGCAAAGGCCCGGTCAGGCTTCCCTAGTCGCATTGCCGTAATGAGATATGCGGCGCGGTTAGCGCCTTGTGCGTCCGAATGCGCTCCATCAATTAACGTAGGGTTGCCGTACTGGTCTAACTCGGCAAGCCAATACTGAACAGACTGCAATTCGCGTTCTGCCATGCTTCCTCCGTTTAGAAAAACTAGCCTACTTTTTCGCAATGACCAGCGGTATCGTTATCCATGTGTCAGCCCCCTAAGTTTTCTCCTTCTGACTGCTCCAACGTACTTCCATTGCCGCCCATGTACCGGACATACACCCTTCTCGCTCAGTTCCTCATAACACAAAGCGGCTCCTCTATTAATTGGCTGGACGCATAGAACCGTAGTTGGGCTAGACTGTCCCTTCCCTTCCATGAGTCGGCGCAAGGCTGGAGAGAAGTCCTCATTATGGATTGTAGTCATGGTTGTTCCTCATTGGTGGCCGGGAACATTGACATTGACGTAGCCCATGAATCCGGCCTCGACCATGCTATGCCGCTTCAGCGCCTCTCGGAATTGTCGTTTTGTCATGTCGCGCATTTGTATTTCCTCCTGCATCTATTTTCTCATCCGAATTTTTCCGAATCATGGTTTTAGCCAATGTTCATGCGGTTACGAGCAATGTCGTGTTGCAGGCAAAGGAAATATAAATTACTTGACACTCAACGGACCGCTCAATGGTTTGCGCGGATCGTAACGGTAACTTTCTCGCATTCCGCACCATTGGCACCAACGTTGATATGGTCGATCACCGCCAGAAATCGGACCATGCACAGGAGCATAGTGCCAATTGAATCGGTGCGGCGAATATTCCACGCTCTTATCGGCGGCGATCAGAGTACCCGGCAATTCCCTTTTACTCTCCGGTTGTGGGTGAAACCGTCGCCGCACCGAACTTTTTACGCCAGCTTTTTAGGCAAAGCGTCTAACGCTGCATTCACGTCTGCACTGGCCGTATGCTCGGAAACGATGTCCGCGTAGGTTTCTTTCATAACCTTTACGGCGTTCTCTGTGCTCTTGGCCGCCAGTTTATCGTAGTGCTGCATTTCTTCGTCGGAAGCGTGGGCAGCCAGTTTGGCCGCAGCCATCGGGACCAGAGCGAGAACAGCCTGCACTGCTGCAACTCCGAGGGCCAAGAACTGAGTCAGTTTAGCCACAGTTGCCGAGTCGGTCACGTCTACACCGCTGAGAATGCTGTTGAATTGCTGGACGACAGCCTGCATGGCCGTTTGGAATTGTGTCAGCAATCCAGCCGTCGCCTGCTGCTTGATGGAGGCAATAATGGTTTGAGCGTTGGCGATTTCCGTGGCAATGTTCTGCTGCCATTTCTGGATGGTGGAATAAGTTGCTGGGGAAACTGTTTTCCCTTCAAGTGAGCCAACGAAGGCTACAACAGCATCGACAACACCTAATACGCCAGGGAGTAGCCCACTGACGGCGCCGATCCAGGCCGAAGTGCAGCCAGCGAGAAGGAGACAGCTTTCCGCCATTGCCAATACGGCAAAGATGCGGATAAAACGCTTCCAGTTGACATTCTGACAGATTTGTTTCAATTTGTTTCTCCTTTAATGGATTACTTTCAAAATCTCCGAGTTACTTGGTAAAGGCTGCCGTGCCTTCGGGAACGCAGATCGGCCTACCCGCCCAATCAATGCCAATCATTTTTTCTGTATCTTTGTTGCATTGACCGCCAGGCACAAATTGCAGGTTAACGTCGCCAGTCTTGGAATCCTGAAAGACCGCAAGGTTGGGTGGAAGCGTTATCTTCGTGCTGCCAATAAACAGCATTCCCGAATTCTCGACGCGCACAGTCGGCTCCTTCCCCGCCGCAAGAAATACGAGCGCTCCCAGAATCACTAATGCTTTCTTCATCTCATTTCTCCTTTTCCATTTAGTTAGTTTGGGGTAGATGTGTATCGATCCATTCGGCAGTTAGTTCCGCCGCACCATCACGGGTCGCCGCACAGATAGGAGGAGGCGGGCTGGGCACTCCCTTTATCGTGTAGCAGGTTGAGTTGTCGATCAGTCGCTCACATGTATTGAGCTTGCAGTGTTTGTCGAGGAGTCCCATGAGATGCCGATAGCCAGACTCGCCAGCCGGAACTGGGTTGACTAAAATCCATTCATTACCTGTAGCGTAACCAGCAACCCCATTCTTCTGAGGCTTCGGCTTCGTTCTCCCACATCCCACCAGTAACAGAGAGAAGAAAAGTAAGTAAAGAGTTCTCATGTCAGTCCTTTGTCTTTCGAGCGGCGATCCACATGCCTAAAATTAGCCCACTAAAGCAAACGAATGTGAACGGAACAAAAGCGTGTAGGGCCACAAATAGCGCGGCCAATCCGCCATAACCCCAAGCAACTAACAGCATCGCAGCAGTTTTTTCCCGCTCACTCATTTTGGCTCCTATTTCGCTGGCTGAGAAGGAACTGGCTGAGTTAAAGATGGCGGCGCAGCTCTCTTCACAAATACTTTCTTCTGATCGTTCCAGTCATATCCCGCTGGGACGGTGCTTTGAAGTAAAGCTAGTTTTTCTTTCATCTGCTTTTGAACGTCGGCAGGCGGAGAGTATTTCTTATTCAGTGCTTGCAGGTCTTGGAGTTCTGAGTACCACTCCTCAGTAGCGCATTGTTCGTTTGGTCCAGCTAGGCAGTGATAAGCTGGAGCCGCCGAATGAGTGTGGTAATAAAATCCTGCCCCGCCGCCGATCAGGATTAGCGCGACGAGTCCGAGATAGAGCTTATTCAGTTTCATTGAGTCTCCTTTGTGAGTTGAAGTCGTTTACTTCCAAGTTCTGAATTGCAGTCCCAGTGAGCAGCGCAATTTCCTGCCGCGTTAATGTCGTCATTCCTTCGTGCTCCGCCCATGCCTCGCCCATCGCCGTGTTGAAACGTGGCGCCATCTCGCGTCCAGTAGTGCATTCTGACCGGACTTTGGCAGATGCCGCATATCCACTTTTGGCGATCTGCCATCAAAACCGTTTGCTCCCAGTACCATAGTTCGCCCTTCGGCGTGTTCTGCGCGACCAATCGCCCATCGGGATACTTCCGATATTTACCGTCAATGACTTCATAGCGCAGACTCGATTTCTTGGCCTTTCTACGCTTACGGATAGGCTTAAGACTTCTCGCGATGGGCTTCCGTTGGCGGATCATCTCAGAAATCACCTTTCGCAACTTGGAACACCCTGAGTCCTTTAGCGCGGTACATATCCACGACTTGCTGGCGATCCTCGAACACTCCTCCAATATCTTGATTGCTCCAGTCCAGCAGGATTTGCTCCAGCAATTCGGCTTTGACCACGCAATCCTCGCGGTGGTCGCCCGCCTTTCGCATGTACAATCCGCTGAATTCGATTTTCAGGTCACGCATCCATTTCTGCGTCTGAACGCGTACAGCATCGCTCCGCCCTGATGAGAGGACAACCGTATGTCCATTCAAGCGTAGAGATCGCAAAATAGCCGTGACTTCTGGAATAGGCATATCGGCAGCGCAGGCAGCGAAAAATGAGTCCCAATCCGCAGGCTTTTGCTGAATGAAGTGCAGCCGATGCGAACAATCGGCCAAAGTTCCGTCAATATCGAAGATGTAAATCATTCTGATTCTCCTACCCTTAACCTCTTAGCCTCAGCCACGCCGTAAATGTAGTATTTCGGCCCATTCAAACTCGGCAGGATTCGCCCGCATTCGGCACATATCCCCCTTGGCGGAGAAAGCAAGGTTCCCATTTCCGCCTCATCCCAGAGATAGAGCACTTTGGAATTCTCAATCTGGATGCCACACAGCGCGTCACAGGGCGCGTTACTGACCAAGTTTTGCTCCCGAGCTACTAAGTGAGCCTTTGCCATTCAGTGCCTCTTAAATCGCCTATAATAGGGCTAATGTTCCCGCCGGAACATTGCCGCCTTGCAGTTCTGGCGGAGCTGGTTGACCGCATGTTTCGCACTCCGTAACCCACTTACCACTGCGTTCTACTGTTCGCCAAAAGTGCTGGCAAATCCGCAAAGTCTCACCCATTGCTTCTCCTATCCCCCTGGTTCAACCTGTTAATCTCTCGACACACCGAACAGGTCTTAAATTCCAGCGTTCTCTGCGCCCCACAAATGCATAGCCCTGCCCTACGCCGTCTTTGCCGCATTCTCGCCATCTGATTCTGTAAGCTAGTAATTCCGTGACCCTCCCTGTCCAATAGATTCAGTAATACTTTGTGCGCCAATGCCGACCTGATTGGACGTTTACTTAGTCCCCTATTGGATCGCGGAATCGGCCTCAAACTTTCTTCAAGGATTTCTTTCCATCTTGGCTCTCGCTCATAAGCGACCAGATCGTAGTCAGGTTCGTTTTCCGCACGAAGGGCTTTGATTTCGGCGGGCGAATGCGTCTCTGTAGGACCTTCTGGCGTTCTTTGAATTCCGCATAGGCTTTCTCTAACCAATCCGGGTACGTACAACGTATGCTCATTGAGAATCCTTTCGGCGACTAGCATCTACTTGACCTCATCAAACTGAAATACTTCTTGACTGAGCCGTTTTGCGGCGATCTCGCAGTACTTCTCTTCAATCTCGATTCCGATGGCGTTTCGTCCGAGAATCTTGGCCGCCTCGAGCGTTGTACCTGATCCAGAGAATGGATCGAGGACCGTATCTGATTCGTCCGTCACTGCCTTTATGCATCGCTTGGGCAGTTCGGATGGGAACGCGCATGGATGCCCCGCCACGCCAGTTCTAGCCGCGCCAAACGTCCCGTATTGGTCAATGCGCCAAACACTCATGCGCCCCACGGAATCCTGATTCCACTTAGTAGTTGGGCCTTTTGCGAACCAGAGAATCCGTTCCTCTGATGGGGCGAACATACGAGCATTTAGTGTGACACTGCCATTTCTTGCCCAGATAATCTCTTGGCGAAGCCGCATCGGCGCAGACGCCAGCCAAATGACCGGATGAAGCATGATTCCATCACGCCATCTAATCTTGTGGTTGTAGAACAAACTCCCATCATCCGTCAGGCATCCCGCGACAAGGCCTATTACCTCGAGCTGCCATCTCTGATACTCAACCTCTGGCAACGAATCGGCGTAACCCCTGGAAATCTTTGAAACCCACGATGTTTCCTTGTGCATCCCACTCTCGCCAAACTCTGAAATTTTCTGGTTATACGGCGGGCTGGTGACGGCGCAAGCGATCCCCTCGAGTTGCGGCAACACTTCTCGGCAGTCTCCGTGGTAAATTCGGATTCCAGCGTGATCGTAATAAGGCCTCACACTCGTCTCCATTGCGATCCCGGTAGAAACAAAACATTATTGGCCCACTTACGGCTCGGC